CACCATTTGTTCTAGTATTAAAACGAGAAGCTATTAGATATTATCTTAATAATACTAAGGTTGCACTCTATTATAACGCGAAACTTGATAAGCATTTTTCAGTTCCTTATGGTCCTGATATTTCTAATCCAGCAATTCAAACGGAAGAAATTGAACAAATTGAAGAAGCTGTAATGGATATACTGCATAAAATTCATAATGAAAAACAAGCTCAAAGAGTTAAATTTGCTGATGGTTCAACTAGAAAAGTTGATGGAATGACTGCATCGGCAATAGTAGCATTGCATAAAGCTTTAAATCCAGATGCTGCCGAAAAATTAAGAGATTTGGTCCATAAATCACCGTCTCATTTTGCTAAAGCATCCGAATTTGCTTTTAAACATACTACGATTAAATAAAATGAATAGTATTCAAGAATTTATTATCAACACTATTATAAATAGTAAAATAATAGAATTCCAGGAACAAATTAAATTTCGATTGAATGAAATAGCACAACATAGATTGGATGAAGCCAAAATCTATGTTGCTTCAAATATGTCAGACAACTTTAATGAATTATCAAACATTATATCAGAATCCGGTAAAAACGCAAATATAGTTAAGATGGGTCGAGTGACTAAAATCCGTAGACGTATTCGAAGAAATGCTAAAGGAAAAATAGTTGTTCAGAGAAACGTCAAAAAATCTGGTATAAAAGGCTATAGAATTTCTGGTTCAACTGTTAAACGAATACCAGCATTTGAAAGAATGAAAAAAGCAAGATTATTGAAACGATCATGGAAAACTTCACGCCGAGCAAAATTAAGAAGAACATTACTAAAAAGAAAAATGTCAATGCGGCGCCGATCATCACTAGGAATTTAATAAAATGGATAATATAAATTCATCTAACATAGATAAATCAGTAATCTACAATATCATAAATAATAGATTATTGGAAAATAACACTTTAATCAATACTAAATTACACAATATAGTTGAATCTAAGTTGAGAACTAAAAAACAAAATCTCAAAAAGAATTTTAATGGATTATAGAAATGTTAGAAATAAAAAATACATTACGTTCAAAAAGCACGATACGAATTACCGGTAATACTGCCACTACTATTAATTTAACTCATTTGTCAGTTAATACTACAACTGAGATAGTATCTGCGGCTAGTATAGCAATGGCATTTGCGACTGGTAGTGGTTATTGGAAAATCTATCGAGGCGATAATGCAACTGGTAATGTTATTTTAGATTTATATCAAAATGCTAATTTACCACTGGTAGACTATGATATTCCTATAACAACTAATGCAAGTTCCAATATTTATGTTACTAATTCAGGAACAGATGGCACATTGATATTGGTTATGTCCAAAGAAGCAACATATTCACCAGCGTTGGTAGGATTGTAAAATGAAACTAATCACCGAAAATATTGATGACGCTAAATTCATAACTGAAAAAACAGAAGATGGTAAAAAGCGTTTATATATTGAAGGAACTTTTCTAGTAGCTGAAAAAGTTAATAGAAATAATCGAATGTATAAAATGGACACTCTTAGAAGAGAAGTCCAAAGATATACAGAAGAATATATAAATAAAAATCGAGCATTAGGCGAACTTGCCCATCCGAGTTCACCCCAAATAAATCTGGATAGAGCTTCCCATCGTATTATATCATTAAAAGAAGATAATAATACTTTTTATGGTAAAGCATTGATATTGGATACACCTTGTGGTTTGATAGCAAAAAATTTAATAGATGGTGGTGTAAGTTTAGGTGTTTCTTCAAGAGCAATGGGATCAATTGCTTTGACTAAAGAAGGATACAACTTAGTTCAAGATGATCTTAGATTGTCCACAGCAGCGGACTTAGTTCATGATCCTAGCGCAGAAGTATATGTTCAAGGAATTATGGAAGGTAAAGAATTTTGGTATGATATGGCAAAAGGAACATATATAGAGCAAGATGTTGAAAAATTATATGAAACATCTAAATCATTTACAAAAAAACAAATAGAAAATACTGCGGCAAAGCTATTCGAGTGGTATTTAGATGGTATTACTCGTAAAAAAATTTAAACTATTAAAATATAAGAGTAAAATTCCCCATATTATAAATAAGAATATAACACAAGGAGATTCAAATGGCAAGTGATAAATTAATGGAAGCAGCAGCAGATATTCTCAATCAAAGCAAAAAGAATGCTCCTGCGGCACCTATGCAAAAATTAGACGCAGAAATAGTAGACTTAGGTGGTCCAAAAAACACCGATGCTAATCCATTGGATGATTCGGAAAAAATTGATGCGACCAAGGCAGCTAAAAAAGCAACTGCGCCTACGACCCATCCTTCAGCAGCATCTTCAAAAACCGTTGATAAATTAACGAATGAAGATGCGGAAAACGATTCATCTGAAATTTTCAAAGAAGATATCAATGCTATTTTTGCTAATGAAAATCTTTCAGAAGAATTCAAAGATAAAGTAACTACGATTTTCGAAGCAAGGGTATTAGATCGCGTATCTCAGATTGAAGAAGAATTGGAATCACAATATGCAGAAGCTTTGGAAGATGCTGTTACTAATATCAATGAAGAACTATCGGAAAAAATCGACGATTATCTGAACTATGTAGTCGAACAATGGCTAGAAGAAAATGAAATCGCTATTGAGACTGGTCTTAGATCAGAATTAACCGAAGATTTCATCTCAGGTTTAAGAAATCTTTTCGCAGAACATTATATCGACGTGCCAACTGAAAAAGTTGATTTGGTCGAAGAATTGGCTGCCAAAGTCGAATCCCTGGAAGATCAATTAAATGAAGAAATTGAGCGTGGTATCACGTTTAAAAAATCACTGATTGAATCCAAGAAAGATTTAATTATGAGGGATGTATGTGAAGGACTAACTTCTACTCAAGCTGAAAAAATCAAAACACTTGCAGAGAGTGTGCAATTTTCCACAGAGGAAGATTATGAACAAAAGCTAGAGACGATTCGGGAAAACTATTTTCCGACTGGAGTTAAAAAAGTAGAAACTAACCATCTCCATGAAGCAATTCAAGACGATGGTAAACAGAAATATGTTGATCCATTCGTCGCGCAAGTTGCTAATGCAATTTCTCGCACAAAAATCTAATAATTTAAACAAGGAGTAATAATGTATCTTTCAGAAAACTTACAAAGCAAATGGGAATCAGTATTAGATAATCCTGATTTGCCTGCGATTAAAGACCCATATCGTAAAGCGGTAACTGCGGTTATTTTAGAAAATCAAGCAGTTGAAATGCAAAAATCTGGTCAAATGTTGTTTGAAGCGACTCCTGCCAATGCCGCCGGTACTGGTGGATACGGTGGTTCCGCAGCTTCAGGTGGTCCAGTTGCCGGTTTTGATCCTATTCTTATCAGTTTAGTTCGTCGTTCATTGCCTAATTTGATCGCTTATGATATTTGCGGCGTTCAGCCAATGACAGGTCCTACCGGACTGATTTTTGCAATGCGTTCAAGCTATACCACTGCTAATATCACAGCGGGCGCAACTGAGGCATTCTATAACGAAGCTAATACCGGTTTTGCTGGTATCGCAGGTGCGCAACAATCATTGACAGTTGGTTCTGCCGCTGCCAATACGTTTGTTGCTAATGCAGCCGCTTGTACCGCAATGGCTACTGCTACTGCCGAAGATTTGACTTTCCAAGAAATGGCATTCTCTATTGAGAAAGTAGCTGTTACTGCTAAAACTCGTGCATTGAAAGCAGAATATTCAATTGAACTTGCACAAGACTTGAAAGCAGTTCATGGATTGGATGCTGAAACGGAATTGGCTAATATTCTTTCTAGTGAAATTCTATCAGAAATTAATCGTGAAGTTGTTCGCACGATTTATGGTACTGCAAAAACTGGTTGTCAAGTAGGTACTACTACTGCCGGTCAGTTTGATTTGGATACTGATTCTAATGGTCGTTGGCTGGTAGAAAAAGTAAAAGGTTTGGCATTCCAAATTGAGCGCGAATGTAATACTATTGCTAAAACGACTCGTCGTGGTAAAGGCAATATTATGATCTGTACATCTGATGTTGCTAGTGCGTTGGCAATGGCGGGTTTATTGGATTATAATTCAGCACTTCAAGGGCAAGTTAATTTGAACGTTGATGATACTGGTAATACCTTTGCTGGTACGATGTTTGGTCGTATCAAAGTTTATATTGATCCATATGCCGCAGTATCTTCTACTAGAGAATTTGCAGTAGTTGGATATAAAGGTACTAATGCGTATGATGCTGGACTTTTCTATTGTCCATATGTTCCATTACAAATGGTACGTGCAGTTGATACTAATAACTTCCAACCAAAAATCGGTTTCAAAACGCGCTATGGGCTAGTTGCTAATCCATTCGCTGAAGGAACTACTCAAGGTCTAGGTGGATTGAATGTATTGACGAATAACTATTATCGTGCATTTAAAATAACCAATCTTTTATAACATTAATATTTAATTATGTTATAATAAAAGGGAAGCAATTGCTTCCCTTTTTTCATTTATAGATACTCTCCACGATACAGGAATATCCGAGAGTTCTAACATTACCAGAGATGTCAGCATGAATATTTATACAGAAACAACTAATCAAAGTCAAGAAATTCCTTTATGTCCATGTGGACAACATACCCATTTAGATAAAGCATATCCAGAAAAGGGCTATACACAGTATTGTTCAGATGCATGTTCTAAGAAATATAGAAGTCAAAATAAAGAATATAACAAAATATTATCCAATAAAGATTGGCTGATTGATCAATTCATAGACCAGAAAAAAGCAAAATGCCAGATTGCTAAAGAACTAAATTGTTCCGAAACAGTAATCAATAAATGGCTAAAAATCCACGATATTATTAAACCAAAGAAACATTCATGTCCCGAAATTTCAACTATTAATTATAATAATATTAATTCGAACATTGAATTGACCAAAGAAAATTTAGAATTTTTAGTAAAAACATATACAAGTAAAACAAAATTACTTGAGAAACTAAAATTAAAACCAACCCAATTTAGAAGATTGCTGAAATCATTCGACATAGAATATGATGGTAGAAAAACGAGTAACACTAGAAGAAAACATGAAATTCCATCTAAAGAAGTGCTAATCGAGTTATATGAAAATCAAAATCTAACAATATTAGATATTTCAAAGAAATTCGAATCATCCAATGTTACTGTTAGAAAATGGTTCAAACATCATAATATTGAATTATTAGAACATGCTGTAAATATTAAAAATAAAGTGTTGCCTAAGACGCGAAAAATTATGCTTGAACGTTATGGAAATGAAGTATATTTTGCAACCGATGAAGCTAAACAAAAGATTGCTAATACATTCATTGCAAAATATGGGGTTCGATATCATCCAATAGGAAGTATATCCAAAGCGGAATTGGAAGTTTTAGATTTTCTAAATGAATTGGAACCAGGATTTCAAAATACTAAAATATTCGGAATAGAACTTGATGGATATAATCCAAATATCAAAGTAGCAATGGAATTCAATGGATTATATTGGCATACGGAGGGAAGGAAAGGTAAGAATTTACATGAAAGAAAATATCGATTATGCAAAGAAAATGATATTAGATTATTCACTATCTTCGAAGATGAATGGCGCCATAGACAATCTCAAGTTAAGTCATTTATTCGCTCGGCATTGAATAAAAATGATATTAGACTATATGCTAGAGATCTGAAATTAGAAATTGTTGAACATCGACATATAGATGCATTAAAATTTATAGAAAATCATCATATTCAAGAAGTACCTTCAATTTTGAGTATTTTAAAACATTTCATGTTACTGGATAAAAATGGTTCTATCATTTCTTGTATGACTTTTTCCAGACACCCAAGAAACGAATCAGAAATAGTCCTAAGTCGATATTGTGTAAAATCCAATCATTCCATATTAGGAGGCGCTAAAAGATTATTCAAACATGCCATTGATTATTTCAAGTGTGATATTAAAACATGGTCTGATAATCGCTGGACCGAGGGTAATTTATATGATAGACTTGGTTTTAAATTGTATAAAAATCTACCTAAAGATTATTCATATGTAATTCCAGGAAATAATAGTATTAGAATACCAAAACAATCAATGTCTAAAACTAAAATGAAAGCAAGTGAAAATCAAACAGAATATGAAAGAGCATTAGAATTGGGATTTGATAGAATCTGGGACTGTGGAAAGAAAACTTGGATTTTTAAATACAATAATTAAGAATCAACATTTAACAACATCAACACAACCATATCGATCTTTTCTTGTTAATATTCTTTCTTTAATATCTATTAAAATATTTGATACCAAGGAATCATATGACATGTTACCGGTATTAGTAGGATAACTATTAAATATCTCAATTATTTGATCGATTTCGGTATTTACGATACGTTGAATAATATCGGATCGTTTTTCTGTTTCACTAACATACCTTAACGCAGTTTGATACCTAGTCTCATCTGGAAATTTATGAGAAACTTGCATTAATAAAGTATTTAATTGAATATCTCTTTCATTTTGGGCATTTGTAAATTGAGATAATTCAAGATACAATTTATCAATAATTTCAGTATCTTTCTTTTCTATTATATTCATTTTTACTAATACGATTCTTTAATTTAATTAATTTATACCAAAATAAAATTAACAATATATTTATTGATTACAGTCCCATGTAATAATGTCATATTCACATTTAAAAACTTTCCAGGCACATTTCAATCTATATAATAGAGATTTATTTCCTAATGGTCTAGCATAAACCCAAACATTTTGTTTATTTGTTTGGTGTTTCCAATCTTTTATTTCATTAATTGAAAATTCAGATATGCCTTGAAATTTACGCATTATTCAATTCTTTTAATTTATTACTAATATCAAGTAAATCTTTCCAATCATACACATATTCACAATTAGGATTAAACCACCAACCATCTGGCCACAAACACAATTGTCCAACACAGATATTATTAAGATCATCATCAATAATATCGTAATGAACATCATTTATTTTAGTGAATGTTAACATAATAATTCCAATAATTTTAAGTAATGCTATACGCAAAATCTAGCAATGTATCTATTTGAGATACATGATATGTATCCTCATACATTGGTTCACCACCATATTGCGGCACCGTAAAAACAACAAACACATCCCATATGCGATATACTTCACACCCACCTTCTTCAATCCAATTTATTACACAATTTTCGTTATGTTTAAGATTTTGCAGTTTTACTCTATCAGTTTGCAATCTAGTATTCATTTAATTTCCATAGACTCACATGGTTTGGCCATTCTTTTTCTAGTCGCTTCATTATTTAATGCAACTAATCCACAACCAGAACAATACATCCAACTCACTATTTTTTGCTAAAAATATGAGGTGCTGTTTTGAACGATTTTTGTTGATGCTCCCATTTTTCTCGTTTAGTTGCCATATATCAACTCATATACTTTCAAATAATTATCATTTTGCGCGTATCAATATAAATTATATTGATGCCAGTATTAACATTATTAACATTATTAAAATGTGGTTGCGGTCGCAGGAATCGAACCTGTCCTTCAGTTTATGAGACTGATATGCACCATTACACTTCCCCGCAATAGTTTCTAACTAAAAGAAATCAAATCATGCTTCACATTATACATATCAATTTTTATTTGGCAAGCGTTTATTAGTAACTTTTTTCAATTATTTACATATTCTTTACTTCGATGTATCTATTATAATACAATATATCAAAATAACATTTTATCGTTTATAATCAATAACTAACAATTTTCTTAAACATTTAACAATATTCAATAAAAACAAAGAGTTACAAAAATATTAAAATAATTACACTCGTTTTGATATATAAGTATGTCTTTCATTATTTTAATTATCATTTATATTAGGGAAATTATATATTATACAATCTAATCAATATGTTATAATAGAATAGGATGTACTTTAACTGGATATTCATGTATTTTTCTTAATTTTTTAATACTTTTCACTAAAAAATCAAATTCATTCCAATCTAAGTTGATTGCTCCACTATCATTCGTGGATAAATTTTCTTGTGAAATGCATAAGAAAGTTCCAGCACCCTCATCTGAAATGTAAATATATGTATTATGTTCACCAAATATAGGTGATTCATTTTCTTTATGAATCGCATACTTAATTGGAGTTATTTTCATACCATTCCTCAAATTTAGATAATATAAATTTGGTAGCATTCGCTCCCACATCTTCAATCAATTCTATAGTAAATCGCATTATAATCTTATCAGATTCATTCACTATAATAATGCTATAATTTTCTTTTTTGCAAAAATAACCATCTGGTAAAAATTGATTAATATTTTGTATTAGTTTATTCATAATGTTTGTCTATACTGAACCCAACCTCTAAAATTACCACTCCATCTGTTTGCATATCTATCAGTATGAGTTATACCATCCTCATAATCTTGATAACCAGCTACATGCTTCATGGGAGTTGCTTGATGCTCCATAGGAGACATATGTCTAGCGTTTAATAATTTATCGGCTAAAGCTATATCACTATCAATAACTGGGCTACTATTATCATGAGTTAGATATGATACGCGAGCGCACCTCGCAGCCGAACATTTAATAGCTTGAGTTGTAGATAAAACTCCGTTTAAATCATTATTTATTTTACCAATAGGTAGATATTCATTACCAAAAATTGGATCAGTAAAATCCTTAAACTCAACATAAGGGAGATGCCATTCCCCTACTCCCAATTCCCTTGGTACACTATTATCCATAGCTTCTTTCATAACTCTAGCCAGCTCCCGCATTTCTGGTTGAGCGGCTGAATCTAAACGTAACGTAAAGAAATTATCCCATTCTGTCGCAGTAACAATAACCTTAATATGTTGAAATGTATCTAGTAGTCGATTCGATACTTGTTTATGTATGTTAATATCATTAAATCGCTTTGTCCAAAATACAGCATCCTTCGCAGCAGACTTCCATAAACTTTCAGGCACACTTCTATCTGAATATTCATTATCAGCTTGCATTCCTGGTTGATTTATACCCCAGTGAATTGGCATTGCTGGATTCTCTTTTATTTGATCTAACATTTTTTTAACGGGAATAGCTCGACTGCTAGATGCGTTTCTACTTAACATAGGATCATCCATAAAATCTATGGATTGCTTCAGCACTACATCGTAGTTCTCATCATCCATGCTAAGTAATCTATGAGTTTTACACTCCGCATGAATAAATCGCGGATATTCTAACTCCAATGTTGTTATACGAATGTTATTAGCCACGCTATCAGCTATTATTTGTGCAGAAATTGTCATATAATAATCTCTCTAAAAAGCATATTTTTCAATGCTGGTTGGGTTGTACGTTGGAATATTAGTTTATTCCAATTTATTTTTTAATGGGTGAGTAGTTGAATCAGTTACCGATACGATTGTTGTATAAAGTGGAATATAAAAGACGCAATCAACACCTCGCTCCGAAATTGTGTATGGAAAAGCAATTCTACTAGACAAGTCTTGTGAACTAGCTTTGACTCGATAACAAGTGCCAGCTTTCGGACACAAAGTTTGTGAACATAACATGTTCCAGTTTCCAGGCGGCTGATTTATGATCATAATGTCATATCAAATTTAAAATTATAATTTTTTATTTTCGAATAAAACATCATGTATTGTTATGTGATCTAGTATCAAGATTATATCTATGAACCACGATATTATTAACATCAATAGGGGTTATCTTGTATTTTGTAGATTGTAGATTACTGACATATTAGTATTATCATTTAAACAATTTGAGAAATTTTTGAAAAATATTTTTCTCTAGTTCTTGTTCAGCTAATATTTCATCTTTTGACATAAAATTAAAATTAAAATTTATGTGATGTTTGACTGTAATCTTTTTAAGATGGTTAATCGCATCGTTAATATTTTTAAATTGGCAATAGCGTTCTTGGTATTCTGGTATAATCCAGACATTGCTCATTGTGTTATCTACAAATCCTTTATTTTTAGAATCATATATTCCAAATTTTCCATTAGAAAATTTGGCTATTTTGAAATGGCCAGACTCAAATTCAGTATTTTCAGTTGTTTCCATTATAATACTCCTTTCAATTCAATTCAATTCAATTCAAAATTTGGTGCGCCGTCAGGGACTTGAACCCCGCCTCTTCCCTTATGAGGGGAACACTCTCGACCAGGTGAGTTACCAGCGCGAATTTATCATACAAATACACAATCTTTAGTTGTATAACATGTTATTTTATTCCAATGTTATTTCTACTATCTCATAATAATCATTTGGATCATCTCGATATACGAAACTAGGAACATTTTCAACAATTAATTCAAATATATCACTATTTTTAATTTCATTATCATCAAAAATATTTACCTTAAATTTGACTTCAATTTCCCTAACAGTATTATTTGATGTTTCTATTAGAGGATCAGTTGCATCAAAATGATACCAATTTTTTGTATTAGCAACTTTCCATATTTGCTCAGTTATATTCAATAGATTGATTGAATATTCAATAGAATTGATATCACAATATTTTTCACAAAAATCATATAGTTTTTTACGAGAACTTTCCAATTTCTCCAATTCGATTTTTGGAACTTTGATATAATCACTCATATTTTATCCATATTAAATTAAATCAAATTCTCCGAATACGCATCGGAGAAACCGCGACTATATCCAAATCTTATTGGATATAGATTTCCCATGACTAAGAGTATTTTGATGGTAAAATGAAACAAAGAACAACCTAACCATTAGTTGTAAGAATATATCAAAATACTCTTAGTCATGGGAAATCAAATATTCTCACTCAACAGACAAAATTGTAATATATGTTCAAATCAATGTCAAGAATTATTTTAGCACGCTATCATAAATATTAATATTACAATCGATTTATCAAAAAATCATGACAGTTTTAACTAGAACACCATCTAATCCTAATCTATTACATCCTAATAAGTTTCAAATTAGTTGTCCTAGATTACCTAATATTCAATATTTTACACAATCGCTGGCAGTACCTGGAATTGCAATGTCAGAATCATTCTTTCCTACACCATTTGTTGACATCTACCCACCAGGAGAGAAAGCGATATTTGATATTTTAAATATTACATTTCTTGTGGATGAAGAATTAACAGCATGGCTAGAAGTGTATGATTGGATTTTCGGCATGACTTTTCCAACAGATTTTTCAGACTATAATACACTACCAACACAATATCGAAATAAGGTAGGAACAACTAAAGACCGATTTCCACAATATTCTGACATGTCAATAACGATATTGACATCATCAAATAATCCAATAGTAAGATTTGATTATAAAGATTGCTATCCTACATCATTATCAAATTTTCTTATATCTGCTACGGATGATCCTAATAATCCCATCACTTCAGACGTATCAATTCGATATGCATATTTCAAAACAACTATATTATAAAACATTATGGAAAAACAAACTGAGTTAGATTCACTTTTAGAAACATGGAAAAAAGATTCAAAAATAAATATCACTGAACCCGGCAGAGAATTATTGAATATTCCTGTATTACACGGTAAATATTTGAATATATTATCAAATCATAAAGTTGCACTTAAAAGATTGGAAATAGAATATGCCAAATTGAAACGAATTAAATGGGAATATTACTCAGGAAAAATGGATGAAACGACATTAAAAAAATATGGCTGGAACCAATTTCCTTATGTACTTAAATCAGATATATCAACATATATGGAATCAGATGATGATTTAACTAAAATTACTGAGACTAAGATTATATATGAGGAAATAATTGATGTTTGTACAGCAATATTGAAAGAATTGAATAGTAGAACATATCAACTAAAAGCTTTTATTGATTATGAAAAATTCATTCAAGGTGTCTAATTGCCCGCTGATATAATCTGCAATAAATTAAACGAAGTATATCTTAAAATAGAGTGTGATAGATCCATCGCTATGGAATTGAATGAATTTTTCTCATTCTATATTAAAAATTTCCAATTTCATCCTAAAGTTAAAGCTAAAATGTGGGATGGTAAACTACGATTATTCGATCTTAAAAATAGAATATTGTATATAGGTTTACTATCTAAATTAATTCAATTTTGCAAATCTAATGATTATGAAATATCAATTGATAAAAATCTACATATAAAAAATGAAATAGTGGATGATGAATTGCTTGATATAATAAAAAATATAAATTTATTTGATAAGTTTAAACTTAGAGATTATCAAATAAATTCATTAAAACATTTTCTCAAATTTGAGAAAATGCTACTCATATCACCAACAGGTTCGGGCAAATCTCTTTCTATATATTCTTGTATCAACTCCATAATAAATGATGTTGATAGAATTTTAATACTAGTACCTAATGTATCTTTAGTTCATCAAATGTATGATGATTTTGAACAATATGGATTTGATTCCGATAAATACTGCCATCGTATATATTCTGGAATATCAAAACACTCATCTAAAAAAATATTTATATCGACATGGCAAAGTATATATAATAATGATCCAGAATATTTTAAACAATTTCAAGCAGTTATAGCAGATGAATGTCATTTATGTTCCGCAACATCGCTTACTAATATATTAAATGCTTGTATTAACGCAAGATATAAGATAGGTGCAACAGGATCATTAGATGATAGTAAAACCAATGAATTAGTTCTTGTAGGTTTATTTGGAAATATTTTTAAAGCAACATCTACGATTGATTTAATGAATAAAGGACAGTTATCGCCTTTAGATATTAAATGTTTATTACTTAAACACCATAATATAGATAAAGCTGTCAAAAAGTGGTCTTTTAGTGATGAGATTCAATATTTGGCATCTAATAATGTAAGAAATAATTTTATTAAAAATCTAGCAGATTCGCTAAAAGGAAATACACTAATACTATTTACATTGATCGAGAAACATGGAAAAGTATTAAATGAATTATTAAAGTCCAATTCAAAAAAAGTATATTTTATTCATGGTGGAGTAGAAGTAAAAGAGCGAGAAGATATTAGAAAAATACTTGAAGTTGAAAATAATGCAATTATTTTAGCGAGCTATGGAACATTTTCAACGGGTGTAAATGCCCCCAATATTTCTAATATTATATTTGCAAGTTCATACAAATCTCAAGTGAAAGTAATACAGAGTATAGGTAGAGGTTTACGACTACATATAAATAAAAAACAAGCAACATTATATGATATTGCTGATGATTTGAGAATAGATAAGCATGTAAATTTTACACTTAAACACTTAAATGATCGATTAAGTATCTACGATAAAGAAAAATTTGAATACAAGATTTACAAAATAAACTTAGGGAAATGATGCAAGAGCATAATGTAAAAATTTTTAGAATGAAAGATAATATTGATGTTATTTCCAAATATGAAGAAATTAATGGATTTGAGATTAAATTAATTGATCCATTAATTATAGGTATTGAAATGAGAGAAAAAGAACCGGTAATGATGCTTTTAGCGTGGCTACCAGCAGTTCTATTAAAAAAGAATGAAGTTATTTTAAAAATAAATGATTTAATTATGTTAGAACCTACTGATGATGTAATTGAATTTTATATATCAGCTTGTAGTAAACATTCTATAATTGAAGATGAAGAATATACTGAAGATATAGATTCTAATAAAAGAATTCTACATTGAGTAAAGACTTAAAGAGAAAAGTTGCGTGGAGCGCAATCTTTAGGAACGTAGTGACTAAAGATTTAATTGTAGAATATTAGTTGCAAATAATCAGTATATAAATTAATATCTGTATTTACTTCGTAAATGCGGCGTATTACGCCGTTTCTTTAGGAACGTAGTGACTAAAGAATAAATCATTTAAGTATACACTTTAAATAAAGACTTGATTTATACTAATATAATGTGATTTTAAAGAAAAAAGAGTAATTGTGCAGATTATGTTTTATATAATCAATCTAACTATAGGTTTTATGATAACATATTTTGAGACAAAAGTCAACTTTATTTTTACTAGATTGTTGTAAAAAAGATACAATAAAATTAGATTTATATCAGATAGAGTATTGTCGAATTACAAAGAAAAAATAGTATGTTTTTCTTTGTAAAAATATGAATAAATATATATAATTTATTGAATATTAATTAATTTTCTATATGAAATAAAAAGAGGGTATTCAATTGACGATTTATTATTAAATTGTTTAGTTGACATATCATTTCAATTAATATATACTATCTAATTCAAATTAATAGGTAGAAAAGTGGCAAATAACCATTATTTGGATAATGATTTCTTTTTAAAAGAATTAATTGAACATAAAAATAAATGTAACTTAGCCAAAGATGCTGGACTAGATGCACCTACGATTTCCAATTATCTAGGTAAAGCTTTTTTATTATTAGTTAATAATATAATTAAAAAAGCTGATTACTCTAATTATCCCATTCAAGTTCGGGAAGATATGGTTTCCGATGCGATATTGAATTGCATTCAATATATCAATTCCTTCAAAGCCGAAACATCAAGTAATCCGTTTAGTTATTTTACTATGATAATACATAGGGCATTTTGGCGCAGAATTGAAAAGGAAAGAAAGAGACTATATCAAAAATATAAGTATATTGAAAATTCTGGTATAATGGATGAGGAAGGATTATATGAAGATTCTGATGTCGAACACCAGTATGATCAATATGATAATATCTCAAATTTTATTAGGATTTACGAAGAAAATGAGATTCGTAAAAAATTAAATAAGAAACAATCAAAATTGGAGAAATTTTTTGAGTGATTTTATTGAATCTAAGGAATTTGTTGAACATTTAGATGCTTGGTTATTCAAATCTAATCCAAAAGATTCCAATTGGATTTATTTGAATAGAAATAAAATTCCAGAATATTTTAGAAAAAATCCAAAATATTTGTATAAGGGACTATTTGGTGTTCCAGAATTGTTCAATTTTAAAACTGGATTTGTTAAGTTACATGGTGCAGTATCATTTTCTGAAAGTCAATCTGTAGCAATACAGTTCTTAAATGATTCATCATTCAAGTTCAATGATCGAACAGATAATAAGATTAAAATATTAATTAGAAAGAAATTTCCTAGCGTTGTTTTTGACATATATAAATATTTTCTTTTCTACGGTGAAGATAAACTATTGAAAATGGGTTTTGATGAAATGAATATTGATTCGATGAAAAAAGAAAAGGAAATTTTAGTATATGACGTTAAAATTAAGTCAACTGATTTTACTATTATCAAATGAAGATAGCAATTTTAGGTGATACTCATTTTGGCATTAGAAATGGTGATACATCATTTCATTCATATTATAAAAGATTCTATGATTTTTTTATTGAATATCTAATCGAGAATGATATTCATACCGTTATTCAAACAGGTGATTTATTTGATAATCGTAGATTTATTAATATCAATTCGTTGAAATTAGTTAGAGACTACTTCTTTGATAGACTTTTAAATAACGATATTCAATTACATACAATTATAGGTAATCATGACATCTTTAATAAAAATACAGTATCGGTTAACTCCCCTGATTTATTATTTCGAGATTATTCAAATATTACTATTCATAACAGGTTCAATACTATTAAGATTGGTGGGTTGAGTATTGATTTTGTACCTTGGATATGCGACGAAAATCATGATGAAATAGTTGAATCCATAAAAAATAGCAAATCTGATATATGCGTGGGACATTTTGAGTTAAATAATTTTTGCATGTATCGTGGAATACCACATCTGAATGGTGAATTTGATTCTAGTTTCGTGAAGAACTATAAGATGACTATTAGTGGACACTTCCATCATAAATCAAGTTCGAAAAACATTCATTATGTTGGTACACCATATCAACTAACATGGGCTGATTATGAAGATGATAGAGGATTTCATATTTTAGATATTGATTCATTAAAATTAGATTTTCATTTGAATCCTTTTACAATTTTTCAAAAAGTCACGTATGATGATACGATTCAAGATATGGAATATTGGACAAAAATATTCGACTATGAGAAATTAAAAGATAATTTTGTTAAATTAATAATTGATAATAAGTCTAATCCTTATATATTTGATACTGTATTAGATCGAATTCAGAAAATAAGTATTTTAAAATTGAATATTGTTGAAAACCACAATCATAATGAATTGGATGATTTTCAAGAAGAAACTGATACTGAAGATACTATGGCTATATTGAATCATTTTATAGATGAAAATGAATTACAATTGGACAAAAATAAGTTCAAGTCTTTGATTCATGTAATATATAATGAGGCATTAAATACTGGAGTAACGGATTGAAGTTAGTATTTAAAAGTATACGGTGGAAGAATTTTTTAAGTACAGGTAATTATTGGAATTCAATTGATTTGAATATTAATGATAATGTATTGGTGTATGGAGAAAATTCTTTTGGAAAATCTACCGTGTTGGATGCCCTATGTTTTTCATTGTATGGAAAAGCATTTAGAAACATCAATAAGGGCAATCTAATAAATTCAATTAATCAGAGAGAGTGTTTAACTGAGATTGAATTTGAAATTAGTAATAAATCATATAGAATTCTTCGTGGCATTAAACCTAATATTTTTGAGATATATTGTAATGATGTATTATTGAATCAAGATGCCGCTATCAAGGATTATCAAGAGTATCTCGAAAAAAATATTATCAAGCTAAATTACAAATCGTTTACTCAGATTGTAATTCTAGGTTCGGCATCTTTTACACCTTTTATGCAATTGACGGCAGCAGATCGTAGAGGTGTTATAGAAGATTTATTGAATATTCAAATATTCTCGACTATGAATGAAATAGTCAGGAATAAGTTATCAGTAAATAAAGATTCTATTCTCGAAATGAAATATTCTAAAGATTTATTAGAACAAAGACATGATATTATTGAAAAACATTTAACAGAATCTAAGTTAGATAAGAAAAATGAAATAGAAAAATGTGAAAATGAAATAGCAGTATTGAATTCCAATATTGTTTGTTTAAGTGAGAAAAAAGAGTCTCTAAATGAACAATTGATAAAGTATCAGGATATCCATAAAAATTCGGCGTCAATCAAAGAATCATATGCGAAACTCCATAAAATGAAAATTAGAGGTGAAAGTAGTTTAAAGAAACTTCAAATGGAATTAAGTTTTTTTTGTGATAATGATACTTGTCCAACTTGTATGCAGGAAATCTCACCAAATATTAAAGATGAAAAAAAGAGTGAAATTTCAGAAAAAATTAATGAGTTAAATAATACTCTTATTAAACTAGATAATAAAATTTTTATAGTTGATAAAAATAGTAGAATAATGGATAATGTTGCATCAAAAATTCAAGAATTGAAAATGCAAATTCGAGAAATTGATATTTTATGTTCTACTAATAAAACACAAAGAGAAAATATTGCAAATAAAAAGCAATCGTTATATAATGCTAATCGATTAGTTGAAAATACCGAAAATGATTTAATTGATATTAAGAATCAGATAGATGTTATTGATGCGAAAATAATCGATCTTGTATTAGATAAGCATCATTTAGAAGCTGCCGCAAATATGTTTAAGGACAATGGTATAAAAACTAGAATCATTAAGCAATATTTACCATTGATTAATAAAACTATCAATAAATATTTGAGTTTACTTGAATTTTATGTTGATTTTTCTTTTGATGAAACTTTCAAGGAAACTATTAAATCCAGACATAGGGATGAGTTTAGTTATTATAATTTTTCAGAAGGCGAAAAATCAAAAATAAATTTAGCAATTCTTTTCTCTTGGCGAGAACTAACATTATTGAAATCATCATTTAACACAAATCTATTAGTCATGGATGAAATCATTGATGGTGCATTAGATTTGAATGGTATTGATTGTTTTTGGAATCTGATAGGCAATTTAAAAGATTCAACTGTTTTTATAATATCACCAAAAGGTGAGAACTATCTTGATAAATTTTCAAAGAATATTAAATTTATTAAACAGAATGGTTTTTCGAAAATTGAATAATATTTTATTTTAAAAGAGATGATAAATGACTGAAATTTTAACAATTAATACTGAGCAAAATATAATTAAACATGATTTAATTGAACCATTGACAGTTTATACTGAAGGTTTTGAATCTCTAAATCAACGTATACCCGAATACACTGGAAAATTACCAGATACTAAAATATCAAAAATTATTGATCAGTTAAAAGTGACGATGAAAAAATATAATGGCATGGGATTAGCAGCTAATCAATGCAATATTAATTTGAGATTGTTTATTTTAGGTTCAGAAAATTTTCAGTTTGTTTGTATAAATCCTAAAATATTGCGATGTTCTGATAAAATGATTAGAGATAAGGAAGGTTGTCTTTCATATCCTGCATTATTTTTATCCAAGGAACGACCCGAAACAATTGAAGTAGAATTTTTGACGGAACAAGGTGAACTTAAACAAGTAGAATTTTCTGGATTAACAGCTAGGATTTTCTGCCATGAATTGGATCATTTAGATGGTAAATTATTTACCGATAGTATTGGAAAAACGTCAATGCTTTTGGCTAGACAGAAGCAACAAAAATTGATCAAGAAGTTTTCGAGAATTGTTAAAAACAAATATTAAATTAAAATGATAGAATCGACCAAATATGATAGTTGTTTAGATGTTAGTAGCTCAGATAGAAAAATATCTGATTTTATGGACTTATCTGAAACTGAAAAGGAAGAATTATTCATTGATAAAGAATGGAAAAAATACTGGATCAATATGCCAGAATTTGTTCAAGAGGATAAACCCCCTCATCGAAGAATTATTCTAAATTTTAGAAGTGAAGATGATTATCAAAATTTTGCAAAATTGATCGAACAAAATTTGACAGAAAAGACTAAAAGTATATGGTATCCTAAATTAGAAAAAGATGATAATTTTTTGAAACGTTGGATAGAAGTTGAAGAATAGTTTAATATATAGTGCGTGGGGCATAACGAGCGAACCAACAAAAAATCTAATAAATCAAATTAGAATTTTAAATACAACAGATTCTAAAATTAATTTATTAACTAATGCTACTACAGATTCTGGTAAAAAGTATATTGAAAATATTGCTAATATAAAAATTAGAGAGCAAATAAATTTATTTTCTAATTTTTATGAAAACAGAGTGAAAAAACTAGAAAATTGGATTCAAGTATATGATGAATTAAATGTTTGTGATTTAGAAAAATATGATGCTTTTTATATTTTCGGTGGAATATTTTCTAGTGCCTCTAAATTAAGGCGTGGAACTGATAGAAATTATGTTTTTCCTAGAGACAATGGTCAGTTAAGATTTGAAAGTATTGGCAAACATTTGCTAAATATTTTAGCGGTACTTAAAGCGCATACTGATTATTGTATTCCTATCCATGATATTTGTTATGATCCATTAGAATATTCTTTAAGTTTATTTCATCCAGATTATCAACCAAAATCAAATTATTTTTTATATCATGGATATGATATGCCAGCATATAATATGCATCGATTAGATTCAATGCAATATTATTTAAATTTCAAAAAAAAGTTTTTTCAAATAGAAAAAACTTTAGATTTCGTTTTTGGTATGACAGTAATGGAAGCAGATAGAATGTCATATTATGAGTATGCAGATTTATTTTCTAAAAAGTTTCAAAGGAATTTTTTTGTAGCAAATAATAAATTTAATAATATTAATACATTTGTCGATAGAGATAAATATTTAAATTTTATAAGCGCATCAAAATACACATTGATTTTACCGGCATATGATACTAATTCATTCTCAATATATAGATTGATAGAATCGTTATCAAATGATTGTTTGCCATTTATACATCAAGATTGTATAATAGATGATGTTGAAAAATCGTTTAATGTTGATCTGAGTATGTTAAAAACTGATAAGATTTTTTCAGAATCACAACGATTGGAAATATTAGAATATCTTAAAAGTAAAATTTTAGTTGTTGAAAAATTATTTAAATGACAAATCCTAGTTATCCTGTTTATATAGTTTCTAAGAAAAGATCAGATTCAATGTTTACATCTCGTTCTTTGACTAGGATGAAAGTTCCACATTATATTGCAATCGAACCCCAAGATTTGGAAAATTATCAATTAGCTTTAGATAATTTTAATTTGAGAAACTTTGCAACATTATTGATATTGCCTTTTAGTAATCATGGCGATGGCCCAGGTAGAGCAAGAAATTGGTGTTGGGATCATGCGATCAGTTTAAATACAGAAAGTCATTGGGTGTTGGATGATAATATTCAAGATTTTTATAGGCTACATTTAAATCAGAGAATCAGGGTAGAATCTGGATGTATTTTTAAAGCGGCAGAAGATTTTGTCGACAGATTTGAGAATGTTCCAGTAGCGGGATTCCAATATAGATTTTTTGTTGCGCCTAATAGTTATTATCCACCTTATGTTAAAAATACTAGAATATATTCTTGTCTATTGATTAGGAATGATTGTAAACATCGTTGGCGTTCGCGTTATAATGAGGATACGATACTATCATTAGATGTATTAAAAGACGGTGATTGCACTATTCAATTTAATGCTTTTTTACAAGGAAAAGTAGCAACTCAGACAGTTAAGGGCGGCAATACAGATGAATTTTATGACCGTGAAGGCACACTAAATAAATCTAAAATGTTAGTTGATGTTCATCCAGATGTATCAAGATTAGTTTACAGATATGGTAGATGGCATCATCATGTTAATTATGAACCTTTTAAAAAAAATAAATTGATACTTAAATCTGGATTAAATATTCCAAAAACTATTAACAATTATGGAATGAAATTGGTAACAAATTATTCAGAAAATACTTGATATTTTGAATTGATTGTGATATACTGTGTATAGGTTGATAGTTCTTCGCAACTATTATCCTTAAGAAGATTGGATGAGACTATCATTCCCTCCCATGATAGAAAGTCAACATCGATAAAGTTTGATCCTTGAATCTCATTCAATCTTCTTTAAATTTATAATATCATGTTGAAATTCTTCTCTTTTTACCCAGTTGCGATAAACTTTACTTCTGATATTATCATTTAAGAATTTATCTGTTAGTAGTGCATTATAATGGTATAACATACATTCTTCCGCATATAATAATTCACCTTTTGATTGACAAAAGAGAAGAATTTCTCTATTAAAAACTTTTGGACTTTCTATGTTGATTATGTCTTTAATAGAAGGGGAAGAAGAGTGATATGATAACCAATCAGATTCTACTTTAATTTTTTTTCTTTTTTTATTGATTGTTTTTATTTTAGATTGATATAGTAATTTTCTACCGATATATTTTTGCCCGGTTTTCTTGTATGTTAAAATGTAAATAAATCCTATGGAATTTGGTGGAATTTTATCAATCGAATCTATAATGTTCTGTTTATATGTCCAAGGATTCATGTTGACTTTTTAGTTGACTTGATATATGATATGATATTAATTCTATTTATATTGGACGGTATATGTCAGACGGTTTAAATGATTCATGGATAGATATTCGAAAAATCAATTTTGAAAAAAAACTTAAAATAATAGAATCGAAGAAAAAGAAAGTTGTTGTTAAATTTTTAATAGAATTGCAGGATTCGGTGTCAAAATTTCAGAAATCTAATCCAACATTAACTAAAAAACAATGGGAACTGTTAGGAGATATTGAAAAGAATTTGAATAAAATTTTTAAAGAACCTAAAATTGTTGTGGGCGAAGATCAAATTGATTAATTTTCCAGCATTATGAAATTTAATAGGAGAAATCAATGCATTGCGATATTTCTTGGGCTATAGCATCTTTTATATTTTATTTGATGTTAATGGTGGTATCATCTTTTTTAGTTTTATATGTAAATGATAGATCATCAACCGATGGAATAATTTCTAAATTTGCAATTCTACCAATACTTGTATTGATGGTATCTTTTACTGTATATGTAATGTTAGATTTTTATTTTGTGTGTTTTCTTAAATAGTATTTATTAAATAATTCTTGAGAGTATGAAATTTTTAGAAGCTTGTAGAAATACATGTGAAGCATCTTTTGTGAAAAATTTATTAATTCGATTCTTTTCAAAGAAAAGAAAAGAAAGAGATGATTTGTTGGATTGCAATGTTATAATAGGTAAATGGTTTGGCAAGGATTATTTTATCGATTACGAAAAATCGGAGATTAATAATGATTGATGTGCAGACTGCGAGAAGTATTTTAAATGAATTTCAAAATGAGTTTCAATGCGATAAATTCGCTACTATTAAGAATATAGATGAGAATGATTTTGATCTATATTCCGGTGATTATGGCAATTTCTCAGATGCGGAATTTTTACCAGAGTATGAAGAAAAATTTAATAGATTATCCGAGTTTATTATGGCACATGATAAATTTGTAGTATATGATAATGATTTAGATTTTATCTATGATGCTAATCCAAATAGTGATGATAGTGATATTGAGCTATGTATTAAGTATCTAAATCAATTTATCAATAAAATTGAAGCAGAGCAAAATATGATACATCATATGTCAAAGGATTAACGTGGAATTATTATATAATTTTCTATCGATAATGTTTACTATTTTCGGGATAATATTTGTATACGTGATTTTGGTGAATATTAAGAATATTTTTAAAGATAATTCTTGACAGTAAGAAATTTTTCTGTATAATTAAATCATATTGATTAATTATTGAAGAGGGATTATAAAATGTTTTCAGTAAATACATTAAAAGCTGCAAGTAATTTTTGTATATCTAAAGGTGTTGTGAGTAAATCTTATACAAATATTAATTTATATCGTAGAAAAGGTTTTCTTTATATTATTTCAGTAGATGGTCCATCAATGTTAGTTCAACGATATATTGATTCTGAACAAGTTGAATCTAGTGAATTTTCATTTCACAATAGTTTAGTTAAAGATTTATCATCTAAATCATATTTTACTATAAGTGATTCTAAATTAGTGATTGCAGATGGTATCAATGTAAATGTTCCACTAGAACAATCAACAATGAGTTTTGAAGCAATATGCAGAGTTATACCAAAAAATATAAGTAATGAACCTTCAGATTTCGATTTCAGAATATTGGATAAATTTGAAAAGGTGTCAAAAATATTGACAATTGGTCGACCCTTTCTTTCACAAAATGGTAAAACTGGAACTTCGATAGTTAATTTCTTGAAAACAGATAATGTCTTTGGTGTTATTATGCCGCTTAGACTATTTAAAGAAAATGAAGAGAGGGTTGTTATTAATGTTGATGATATGTTAATGCTTGATTGAATGTTATCAATGTATGTGATTGGATTAGATATAGAATGATTAAAGATTTATGAAATACACTTTTTGGCCACAATCAAATATTCTGATCCAATCGTTGTTGAAGCAATTTTCTTCTTCTGTAAGCGTATCGTCAAAATTATCAAATATATTTTTTAATTTATGTTTTTGAAATTCTTGCCTATTTTTGATTAATCCAGATTTATAGTAAACATATCCTGGTTTGGATTGATGTGAATATTGAAATCCGGATTTTTCATATGAAGTGCCATCGAATAATCTTAAATCACAGAAAGTTTGAATTGATGTAATATTATGATTTTTGACTGCGTGTTTCAGTAGTTTTGAAAATCCACCTATAATATTAGTGTTTATTAGATTGCAATATCGTAATAGTTCATGTGAATATTTCTTATCGAATCTCGATTTACCAAATCCAATAACAGCAACTAATTGTTTATTATATGTTAGTCCATATCGAATAGATGAATTAACATTGCCTTGAATATGATTATATTCTAAAAATTCTTTATATGTATTCGAATTTAGTGGAATAATTTCGCATTTTCTTGCATAAATTCTTTCATTTAGTTTTAGATTTGATTTTATTATTGATTTAATAATATCTTGTTTTTGTAACCATTCAGTATCCCATATTTGAAGTAATTTGATATTTTGATCTTTGCATAAATTATATTTTATTAAGTGTCTATTTTCATCTTCAGCGTGAAAATACATCCCATTAAATTCGATACCTAAATTATAATCTGGAAGATAAATATCGATTTCTTTAGGTTTGATGATTGTTCTATCGTTTATTTTTAAATTAGGAATTCCTAATGACGATATAAAATCCTGTATTTCTTTTTGTTGTTTTCCAAATTTGGTCGAAAAGAAATTTATTTCTATATTATGTTGCTTAAACCATAGATATACTGCCCTATATGTCACTTGTAAATCTTTGGCAATATCAGTTATTGTTTTAGTTTTATTTTGTTCTTTTAGCCATTCTTTATTCCTAAGAGCATAATATGCTTTTTCATTTTTTGATTTTAATATTTCATCGTTTGCATTTTGAATTTTTTCTTTTATTTCGGGCACTAAACACGTATGTTCATATCCATATTTTTCTAAATTTGTTTGTTTTGCTTTATCTATGTTATTATATTTTTCGTTGCCATATCTATCTAGTTTAGTTTTTTTTATTTTTCCAACAGATTCTTGTGTTTGAAAATAGTATTCTACACCATATTTTTTTAGATTAGATTCTTTTAACTTTTCTTGTAATTTTGAATAATCATTGTTAGTTTTTATTTTTAAATTTCTTTCATCCGATTGAGTTGAACAGTATTTCGAACAATAGTCATAATATCCATCATTAAATGTATTGAAGTTTACTGTATTTGATTGGCATGTTTTACAAATAGGAATTGTGGAAAGACCATTGATAATATGATAAATTCTTTCTGAGAATAAACAATCTTTAGATAAATGCTGTGTCGATGCTAATATATCATCATAGATTTCTTTGATATTCTTGTTGATCCACCAAGATTCAAGACACACTCTATTGTTTAATCCTGATCTACCTTTTTTGGTAAAACAGTTTGCTTCGATCCAATCTTTTTTGTTGTTTAAATAAATTTGATATTGCATATTGATTTTTTATTTTAGATATGATATTATAGTATATTGGGTGTAAAATAGCAAGATAAATATTATGATATGTGATAATTCTATATAATGATTTTAGATAATTTTATATAGGATTTTTTTAATGGAAATAAAAGTTAATATTGATGAATTAAAGAAAAATAAACTTTTTGTGGCGACTCCGATGTTCGGAGGTCAGTGTAATGGTTTGTATATGAAATCATGTCTTGATTTACAGAATTTGATGAGTAGATATGGTATTGAAACTAAGTTCAGTTTTCTATTTAATGAAAGTTTAATTCAACGTGCCCGTAACTATTTAACAGATGAATTTCTTCGATCTGGTTTTACTCATATGTTATTCATAGATGCTGATATACATTTTAATCCACAAGATATTATCGCATTAATGGCATTGGATAAAGATGTTATCGGAGCGCCATATCCTAAAAAATCTATAAACTGGAATAATGTTAAACAAGCAGTATTGAATAATCCAGATATTGATCCTAAAGAATTAGAGAATGTTGTTGGTGAATATGTGTTTAATGTTGTTAATGGCACACAATCATTTAATGTGACAGAACCATTAGAAGTAATGGAAATTGGTACTGGATTTATGATGATTAAACGACACGTTTTTGATAAGCTAAAAGATGCGTTTCCTAAACTGGCATATAAACCAGATCATGTTGGACAAGCAAATTTTGATGGTAGTCGATTTATTCACTCTTATTTTCCTGTAGAAATTGATACTCCTGATGGAATATTAGGTAATGGCAGTTATAGACTTCTCAGCGAAGATTATTTCTTCAATCAATTGTGGCGAAAAATTGATGGGAAAGTGTGGCTTTGTCCTTGGGTTAAACTCGGTCACGTGGGAACATACGAATTCAAAGGTAATATGAGTTCTGTCGCAGCACATACTGGCAAATTGTAAATCATAGAGCATTAAAGCATTCAGAGAAAGTGATTATTTTATAATCACTTTCTCTTTTCTATTATAGACATCATTTATTGAATAAAAATCAAACTAATTTTTAGGCTGTTTTCTTTTATTGGGAAAATCTGACTTGCTATATTCTTCTCATTATGTTAGAATGTTTTAAATTATAAACTTAGGTGGAATTTGATATGAAAGAAATAGAATCTTTTGTGATTAAATCTTATGTGCTTGAAGAAAATATATTAACGATTCAAGCACAATTGGAAGGGAATAATAATCCAGTAGATAATCTATATTCTTATGATTTGAATAAGATTGAATGTTTTACATTCATTTTTAAGAAATATTTTGAAAATTTTGTTGTATTAGAATCCTTCGTTCAGCAACATTTTAAAGGTTCTCAAGCTAGAGAGATATATAATGCAATTTATGATTATAAGGTAAAAACTGCTAAATGTTAATAGGATTAGTTGGATTCGCTGGTTCTGGTAAAAATACTGTTGCCAATATTCTAAAAGAAGAGTATAATTTCCAACAATCATCATTTGCAACAAAACTCAAAGACATTGTTGCAATTTTATTTAATTGGCCAAGAGATTTGCTCGAAGGGATTACTGAAGAATCACGAATTTTTAGAGAAACGAAAGATGAGTATTGGAGTAATATTCTTGAAAGAGATGTTACTCCGAGATTTGTATTACAATATATCGGCACAAATATATTTAGAGTACATTTTCACTCAGATTTTTGGATTCATTCATTGTTCTCGGAATTGGATTTAACTAAAAATAATGTAATATCCGATGTTAGATTTAGAAATGAGATATTAGCAATAAAAGATTATGGTGGTATTATTCTTAGAGTGAAACGCGGCGATGATCCAATTTGGTTTAATAAATTATATTCTGCGCCATTAGTGGAAGGTATTCGTGAAGAAATCATGAAGAAATATAATTCACATCAAAGCGAATATGATTGGATATTGCCATGCTATACTGAAACAATTCATAATGATCGTGGAATAGATGATCTGAGATTATATGTAGAAACATGTATGAATAGAATTGGATTAATTGAAGGAGTTAAATTATGAGTCAAGAAAAAGCTTTAGTTTTAAGAACGTGTAAAGCAGACGGAACAAGTTATGGTGACTTTCAGTGGCCAACGGAGATTGGCTCGATTGTCAAATGTCCAGATTGGAAACCGACGAAAGAATGTGGAAACGGACTTCATGGATTGCTGGATGGTCTTGGTGATCTTTTTCTATTGTCTAGCTCTATTGATGCCATTTGGCAGGTAGTTGAAGTTGATCGGTCGCAATGTATTGAACTAGGCGGAAAAGTCAAATTTCCTGAGTGTAAATTGGTGTATTCTGGGGATATGCTTGGTGCATTGATGCTGTTTGTTGACTATAACGTACAGCAATTGAAATCTGATGATGATTGTGCTGGATTAGTATCAACTGAAGATTATAGTCATTTAGCAGCATCTGGATATAATAGTCGATTAGCGGCATCTGGATATTATAGCCAATTAGCTGCATCTGGAACAAACAGCCAATTAGCTGCATCTGGAAATAATAGTCAATTAGCTGCATCTGGAACAAACAGCCAATTAGCTGCATCTGGAAATAATAGCCAATTAGCTGCATCTGGAAATAATAGCCAATTAGCTGCATCGGGGGATTTTAGTAGAATAGCGGCATCTGGATATTATAGCCAATTAGCTGCATCTGGAACAAACAGCCAATTAGCTGCATCTGGAACAAACAGCCAATTAGCTGCATCTGGAAATAATAGCCAATTAGCTGCATCTGGAAATAATAGTCAATTAGCCGCATCGGGGGATTTTAGTAGAGTAGTGACATCTGGATATTATTGTCGATTATCTGCATCTGGAAAAGGATCAATTGTAATGTGTGCAGGAGACGCAAATACAGTTTCAGCAGGGGAAAATGGTACAATTGTGTTATCTAAGTGGAATAATATTGCGAAAAGACATGAAGTACGAGTAGGATATATTGGAGAGAATGGTCTAAAACCTAATGTTGCATATGAATTAGATCAAAATTTTGAATTTGTAGAATTTGTTGGAGTTTAATTTTTAATAGGAAAATGTATGAAATTTAGTAATTTAACAATGCAGTTATTGAAAAATTTTGCGAATATTAATTCAGGAATATATTTCAAAGAAGGAAACAAACTTAGAACAATATCTACGCAGCAAGATATTCTAGTAGATGCTGAAATTGATGATGTTATTCCTACTGATTTTGGAGTATATGATCTGAATAATTTTCTCGCAGTTCTTTCTATTCATAAAGATTCTAGTCCTAATTTGGAATTTGAAAATAATAATATTATTATCTCTAGTGATGATAAACGTAGTAAAATTAGATATAGATTTTGTGAACCTACTATGATTGTTAGACCACCAGAAAAAGATATTATCATTAAAGATGCTGAGATGAATTTTTCATTAGCGGAAAATGATTTAGCTTGGATATTAAAGACAGCAAGTGTTTTGAATTGCCCACAAGTATCATTCAAATCAGATGGCGAAAAATTAACTATTAATGCAGTAAACACAGTTGATAATTCAGCGCATACAAATTCGTTGGAAATTGGTGATAGTGATGGCAAAGTTTTTAATATTATATTCAAAACCGAGAAGATTCAGAAAGTATTATTGGGTGATTATGATGTAATCATTTCATCCAAAGGAATTGCAAAATTTGATAATAAGTCAATCATATTGAAATACTATTTAAGTACGGAATCTGGATCGGAATACAAACATGAATAATGAAGAATTTCTATTTTCTCAGAAATATAGACCCAAAACTGTTTCTGAATGTATTCTACCAAAACGATTAAAGGATTTGTTTCAATCATATGTTAATGATAGGCAAGTTCCGAATCTACTATTATATTCCGGTAGTGGAATGGGCAAAACAACCACCGCAAGAGCGATATGCGAAGAAATAGGATTGGATTATCTGATAATTAATGGTTCAGATGAGAATGGTGTTGATACTGTAAGAAATAAAATAACTAATTATGCAAGTTCTATGTCATTGAAAGGTGGTAAAAAAGTTATTATAATAGATGAGATGGAATACATGTCCTTGAATGCTCAAGCGATTTTGCGACATGCCACTGAAGAGTTTTCTCATAATTGTACTTTTATTTTTACATGTAATTATCCTTCAAAGATTATTGAACCATTGCATTCAAGATGTGCAGTCATTGATTTTTCTCTTAAAGCAAATGAGAAACCAGAAATGGCAGCACTATTCTTTGATCGAGTAAAACATATACTTAAAATAGAATCGATTGAGTATGATGCTAAAGTCATAGTGGAAATTATTAAAAAATATTTTCCCGATTATCGTCGAGTGTTGAATGAGTTGCAGAGATATTCTAAGTTTGGAAAAATCGATACTGGAATATTATCAGATTTAACAGATGAATCCGTTAAGGAATTGATCAAACATATTGCTAGTAAAGATTTTACGGCAATGCGCAAATGGGTAGGAATACATGGGTTGGATGCGTCTAATATATATCGTCAAATATATGATCAGTTATCCGCCACAATGGAAGCTGATAGCGTTCCCGCTGCGGTGATGATTCTGGGTGATTATATGTATAAATCGGCATTTTGCTCAGATCAGGAAATTAATCTTGCGGCATGTTGTACGGAATTGATGGTAGAGTGTTCTTTCTTGGATAAATGATATGACAGTTTGGGATTTTACAAATGCAATAATGCTTAACAAAAAGCAATTATTGGATAATGTTACTGAGAAAGAATTCATTCCATACATAATAAATAAAACATTATCATATCATCGAGATTGTATTTTTTATGCAAATGAGATGAATAGTAGATCATATTTAAGTAAAAATATGCAAAATGATTTTTACTTAAATGCAATAAAACCAAGAAAACGACCATTCATAAAATGGTCGAAGCAAATAGATGATGTTGTTGTTGATCTCGTGAAAGATTTTTTTGGGTGTTCAGTAAGACAGGCTAGAGAAATATTACCATTGATGGATGATAGTAAAATAGATTTCATAAAACAAAAAATAGATAAAGGTGGATTGAATGATTGAAATGAAAAATATTGGTGTTGAGATAGAATTGCCAGATGATGAGTGTTTTTTGAAGATTCAAGAAACACTGACTCGAATTGGAATTCCTACTAAAGATTATAAGCTATTTCAAACTGCACATATTTTACACAAACAAGGCAGATTTTGGATAGTACATTTTAAGGAAATGTTTATTCTTGATGGTAGGGAATCTAATGTATCGGATGACGATATTGCGCGAAGAAATACTATATCCAAATTGCTTCAAGATTGGGAATTGGTTAAGATTCTCAATTTTAGATCGATAGAAGGTAATCTTGCTCCAATATCTGATATTAAAATTATCAAACATTCAGAGAAATTTCGATGGGAATTATTGCCGAAATATACTATCGGAAAAAAACATTTTATTAGAAAATAAGCTGATTAATTTGAGATTTACTATATGATGATCCTTGGAGATTATCATGGCAGATAAAAAAAGTAGAAATCGGGTAATCCAGTTGAGAAATAGAATTACTAATGACGTTGTGTACACTAGAAGTATTGATGACATTGTTATTATTAATGGTGTAAAATTCATTAAAGCATTTAATGAATATCAACCACAACGATCATTTTTAATTAATTTAGAAGCATATGCCAGAATCCGTTGAATAATATGGAATATGAAAAATGACAGAAAAAGAATTAAAATATCATACTTTGTACTTAGATATAGCAGAACGAATCTCTCAAATGAGTCATGCGCGAAGATTGCGAGTTGGAGCATTAATTGAGAAAAACGGTACTATTATTTCCATGGGATGGAATGGTACACCTAAAGGATTTCACAATAATTGTGAACATGAATATTTTGATGAAATAGGTAATTGTACGTTAGAAACTAAAAATGAAACAATTCATGCTGAAATGAATGCCATTGGCAAATTGGCAGAAAATGGAATTTCTGCATCCGGTTCCAATTTGTATTTGACCCATTCCCCATGTCTTGAATGCTCGAAATTGATACAACGAGCCGGAATCAAAACAGTAATTTACAAGAAAGAGTATCGTAATGATAATGGAATTAGATTTTTAAAAAAATGTGGTGTGGAGATTTACAAATTATGAAACGTATAGGATTCACTTGCTCTACTTTTGATTTACTTCACGCTGGACATATTATGATGTTGCAGGAAGCTAAAGAACATTGTGATATACTGATAGTGGGATTACAGATTGATCCTACTGTTGATAGACCCGAAAAAAATAAACCTATTCAATCTATTGTTGAGAGATTTATTCAATTAAAAGCAATAAAATATGTTGATGAGATTGTTCCTTATCATACAGAAAATGATTTACTGGATATTCTAAAAGCATTTCCTATTGATATTAGATTTGTTGGTGATGAATACACTATTAAAGATTTTACCGGCAAAACATATTGTAGTGAAAATAATATTGAATTATTTTATAATTCAAGAAAACATAGTTGGTCAACAACTGAATTGCGTAATAGGATTTATGGAACATCATCTGTTGGCGGTTTAAAATATAAATTATAGGAGAATAATGAATATAATAGATATTATTTTATTGATACTGGGGTATGTTTTATACTTGGTATTAGTTTTTAAAATTACAAAGTGAGAGAATATGAACGTTTTTGAAGATCAAGCAAAATTTATGTTAGCAGTTGATAATACTGTTGGTGAATTTAATCCAAAACAATTTAAGTTGTATTTGAAATTAATAGTTGAAGAATTTATCGAATTATTGGATGATAGTGAGTCGGGTAATAGGATCGATCAATTAGATGATTTAATTGATTTGTTGGTAGTCACAATCGGAACAATACATTCACTGGGAGTAAATCCAGAAGATGCTTGGAAAGAGGTAATACGATCTAATATGAGTAAAGTTGATCCTATTACTGGTAAAGTATTGAAACGCGAAGATGGGAAGGTTATTAAGCCAGAAGCATATTCATCTCCATTCTTAAATAATTGTGTGATTGGTGATGAATTGAACCAATTCGATTATTCAGATGTAATTGCTGAGTTAAAAACTAAATTAGGAGTATAATCATGTCGATTGCATTATTAACGTTCAAAGGATTGCAAACGGTTATCGCAACAGTCGATGATAATTTTGTGAGTGAAAATAAGATAAAATTATCTAAATTGTTATTTGTAATGTCACAACCAACTCAGCAAGGTTCACAATTGGTATTCGTACCATTTTTAGAATTTTCGGAACAGTGGGAAACTGGAATAGAATTTGATCGATCTGAATTTACTGTAATCAGTGATCCAATTTCTTCTATCACAGAAAAATATCGAGAAATGTTTAGTGAGATTCAAATTGCATCTGCAATGCCTAAATGGAAAGGCAGATAAGTGTACTATACAAATGTTGCGGTTCTTGGGAATAATATCTGTCTTAGAGGTATAAAGAATGGTAAAAGATTTAACTCTAAGATTCAATATAAACCTAGTTTATATGTCAGATCAGAAATCGATTCGATATATAAAACTATTCATAGTGAAAATTTAGATAAAATTGAATTTGATAATATTAAATCTACCAGAGAATTTATTAACTCGTATAAAGATGTTGAGAATTTTTCAATATATGGAAATCAATCATTTGAGTATGCTTTTATTGCAGATAATTTTAAAAATGAAATTGAATGGAATATAGATGACATATCAATTGCAATTGTTGATATTGAAACGTATAGTGCCAATGGATTTCCAGATCCCGAGAAAGCTGAACATCCGATAACAGCTATTACCATACGGTATTTGAAACAATATTCAATATCATTCGCATGTGGTGAATATACACCTAAATTCACAAATTCAAAATATATAAATTGTTTAGATGAATATGATTTGTGTGTCAAATTTGTGAATTATTGGAATAAAAATTGTCCAGATATAATGACAGGTTGGAATATTCAAGGATTTGATATTGCATATTTATTCAATCGAATATCTAAAATATGTGGAGAAACAGAAGTTCAAAAATTATCTCCTTGGGGTGTTATCAATAAATCTCAAAAATTTTCAAAAACGACCGGTAAAGCATATAGTATATATAAAATATATGGAATAGCAGTATTAGATTATCTTGATTTATATAAACAATTTTCACCAGTTAAACAAGAATCTTATAAATTGGATGTAATTTGTAATTATGAGTTGGGTACTGGTAAATTAAATTATGATGAATATAGTTCCTTGCACCAATTATATGTTCAAAATTTTGAGAAATTTATTGATTATAATATTATTGATTGTGAGTTGATAGAACACCTAGAAGATAAGCTAAAGCTAATAGAACTTGCTGCGACATTGGCATATGATACTAAATCTCAGTTCGAAGATGTGTTCACACAAACTAGAATGTGGGATGCAATTATATATAATCATCTACTAGCCAATAATGTGATAATTCCTGCCAAGGAAATTTCAACAAAGGACGTTAAATTTGAGGGGGCATATGTTAAAGACCCCGTAGTTGGAAAATATAAAAATGTTGTTTCGTTTGATCTTGAGAGTTTATATCCTAGTTTGATTCAGCAATATAATTTGAGTCCCGATACAATTATCGAACCGGAAAATTATACACCAGAGATACGAGAAATCGTATCGCGGAATATAACAGTTGATAAATTATTGAATCAGGAAATCGATTTTTCTAAATTACAAAATGTCGTAATGGCAGCTAATGGTCATTTTTTTAGAATTGGTAAACAAGGATTTTTACCAGAAATATTGGCAAAAATGGGTGCTGATCGAAAAAAATATAAGAGATTGATGCTCGATACCAAGAAAGAATTAGAAAAACACAAAATCAATAATACATTAACTGATGATATTTTAAATGAATTAGAAAGAAAAATTGCCAGATATAATAATCTTCAATTGGCAAAAAAGGTTCAATCCAATTCGGGTTTTGGCACGCTAGGCAGCGCGTATTTTAGATTTTTTGATACCAGAATCGCAGAAGCGATAACGTTATCAGGACAATTGGCTGTTAGGTGGGTTGAACAAGAAGTAGATAAACTATTGAATCATTTATTAAAAACGGAAAACGAGAATTATTGTTTGTATTCTGATACTGATAGTTGTTTTTTGCTTTTAAATCAAGTAGTTAGTAGAGCAAGTATAGATCATTCAGTAGTTGAGAATAGAATAAATTTTCTGGATAAATTATGTGATACTATTATTCAACCACATATTCAAAAAGCATATGATAAATTGTTTCGATATATTGGTGGATATGAGAATAAAATGTATATGAAACGTGAGAAAATATGTTCAGATGTTATTTTTACCGGAAAAAAACATTATATTCTGAGTGTATATGATAATGAGGGTGTTCGATATTCTGAACCTCAGTTGGCAATAGTTGGATTGGAAATGATTAAAACTTCTACTCCAACTATTATTCGAGATAAATTAAAGAACTTGTTAAAATTTTATTATATGGTACAGAAGTAGAATTACAAGAAGATATTTTACATTTTGAGAAAAAATTTATAGAAATGACACCGGAAGATATCGCATTTCCTAAAGGAGTGAATGGAATTAAGGAATATACTGATAGCATTTCGATCTATAGAAAAGGTACGCCCATTCATGTAAGAGGGAGTTTAATCTTCAATCATCAATTACAAAAATATTCAATTGACAACAAATATCCGAAAATACAAGATGGCACAAAAATAAAATATATCTATCTAAAAGAGCCAAATGTATTCCATGAAAATGTTATAGCATTTGTTGATAAATTGCCGGATGAATTTATGTTACTAGAATATATTGATTATAATTTAATGTTTGATAAAGTATTTCTAGCTCCAATTAAAAATGTAACTGAACATATTGGATGGTCGGTTAGAAAACAAAATAGTTTAGTTGGGTTCTTTGGTTGAATGTTGTTATTGAATTTGTTATAATGTACGTTAACATTAAAATGAGAGAATATGGGACTATTAGATAGAGTAAAAGTTGCCGGTACAGTTAAGTCGGCGGAAATATTATCGGAATCAACATTTTTTAATGAAAAGGATGTTATTCCAACAGATTTGCCCATTTTAAATGTGGCATTTTCTGGTAAATTGGATGGCGGATTAGTTCCTGGTTTGACGGTATTCGCAGGTGCATCCAAGACATTTAAAACACTTCTTGGATTATTTTGTATTAAAGCTTTTTTGACAAAGTATCCTGACTCAATATGTTTGTTCTATGATTCTGAATTCGGTGTAACTCCTCAGTATTTGAAATCAAATGGAATAGATGCCAGTAGAGTATTGCATATACCTATTGAAAATATTGAACAGTTGAAATTTGATGTTGTTAAAAGGTTAGAGGCAATAGAAAGAAAAGATAAAGTTATCATTTTTGTTGATAGTATTGGCGCACTTTCATCTAAAAAGGAAGTGGAAGATGCTATAGATGAAAAATCAGTAGCGGATATGACTAGAGCCAAATCGATTCGTAGTTTATTTAGAATAATAACTCCACATCTTACTACTAAAGATATTCCTTGTATTGTGATTAATCATGTTTATCAAACGATGGAATTATATGCGAAAACGATTCTATCGGGTGGTACGTCTATAATGTACTCATCGAATCAAGTATTCATAATCACGAAATCACAAGAGAAAGATGGAACGGATATTGTAGGTTGGAATTTTACAATAAATATTGAAAAATCAAGATTTGTTAAGGAAAAATCTAAATTCATGTTTTTGGTGAATTATGATAAAGGTATTCAGCGATATTCTGGATTGTTAGAATTGGCAATTGAGGGTAAATTTATACTGAATACTAAGCAAGGTTGGTATAATAAAGTTGATCTAACTACCGGCGAAATCGCGGAAAATGATAAGGGTATTCGACTAAAAACATTAATGGAAGATGTTGATTTTTGGGAAAATCTCTTAATAAGCGAAAAATTCAAGACATTCGTATCGAGTAAATATCAATTTACTTCGGAATCAATGATTGATTATATAGCCAAATAATAGCATCTATACATGAGTGATATTGAGAGAAAAATTCTTGAGAATTTATTACATAATGAACTATATGCTAGAAAAATTATACCTTTTATAGAGTTAGATTATTTTGTTGATTCAATTGATAGAACATTAGCACAAGAAATAGTACAATTTTTTGCTAAATATAATAAGCTACCTACGAAAGATATTATTAGCATAGAACTTTCCAATCGAAAGAATTTATCGGATGAACTATTAACTAAATGTAATAAATTATTAAAGTCTTTGGAAGTAGATGATTCCAATATTGATTGGTTATTGAAACATACCGAGAAATATTTTAAAGATCGCGCAGTCTATAATGCCATTCTAAAATCACTAACTATTATTAATAATGAGGATAAAGTTTTAACGCCAGAGGCGATACCGAAGATACTTCAGGATGCATTGGGAGTATCTTTTGATAAAAATGTCGGACATGATTATTTTATTGATGCCGAAGCAAGATATGATTTTTATAACCGTCGCGAAGAAAAAATACCATTTGATATTAATTTATTGAATAAAATTACAGATGGTGGCATGAGCAAAAAGAGTCTTACTATATTTCTTGCAATGACTGGATTAGGTAAAACTTTAGTGATGTGTCACATGGCGGCATCTGCTATATCACAGGGCAAAAATGTTTTATATATTACTTTGGAAATGGCAGAAGAACGAATAGCGCAGAGAATTGATGCAAATTTACTCAATATTGATATTAAAGATTTGGTGGCATTATCCAAGGAATCGTTTAATAAGAGAATTGATAAATTGCGTGATCGATCCAATGGTAAATTAGTGATAAAGGAATATCCAACATCTAGTGCCCATGCTGGACATTTTAGGGTACTCTTAGAGGAGTTGAAAACTAAAAAGAATTTTCAACCAGATTTAATAGTAGTTGATTATTTAGGTATTTGTTCTAGTAGTCGAATTAAAATGAGTTCTGGTGCTAATTCTTATTTAATAGTTAAATCAATAGCAGAAGAATTGCGTGGATTAGCAATGGAATATAATGTTCCTGTCATCTCCGGTGCCCAAACTAATAAATGTTTGGTATTGAATACGTTAGTTGAGCATATGACTAAAGGAAAAATTCCGATCAAAGATTTGGTGATAGGTGATAAAATACTTGGTACGAATGGATTTGTTGATGTCAATCATATTTTTCCAATTGAAGAAAATGAAGTATATGAAATAGTATTAAAATCTGGGAAAAAAATAAAGTGTTCCAAAAAACACATTTTTCCAACAATTGATGGTATGAAATCGATAGACAATTTATTGCAGATTGGAGATTATTTATTTGTAAATAATGTTATTTCCCCAACACAGTAAAATGTTTGGAATAATAAATAACTGTATACCACTAAAAAGGATACAGTTATGGCAAGTTTCGATTATTTTTTAAAGACGATAAAGAAGAATGGTGTTGAGAATATTTCAGATGATGTGTTGAAGGAATTGCAGCGCATATTTGACGAATTTGGAGCGGTTCCTACGAAAATCATATCTAAACAGATTTTATTAGGGATACCTGATATATATAAAAGATTCGTAGAGTGTAGAAATAAATTAAAAAGTAAAGATTCTACCTCATATATTGCATGTATAATGAGATATGGTGAACATCATGGTGAAATAATATATCGTCAAAGATGTAAAGATTCAGCAATAACACTTGAGAATTTACAAAATAAGTATGGAATACATCAGGGGGAGAAAAAATGGAATGATATGTTGGCAAAAAAATCATTTAGCTTGGCTGGATTTATTTTAAGGCATGGCGAAATAGATGGGCCAATAAAATACAAGGACTTTTGGGATAATACTAATTTTTCAACATCTAAAGATGCTTTTATTCGTAGACATGGTGAAATAGATGGAATAGAAAGGTATAAGAAGTTTGTTGCAAAACAAGGATTCAACAATACATTATTAGCATATCATGAAAAATATGGTGTTGATTTAGGAAATATTCTATACAATGAGCGACTTGCTAAGAAAAATGCAAATAGTAAAAAAGTTAAATATGTCACAAAATTGTTAGAATCTGGTAAAACTATAAATGAAATTAATGTTTTATTGGATAAAAGATATAATAAAACTTCGCTTAATAGTTTCATCAAAAGATATGGACTGGATATAGGAACTGCGAAATATACAGAATTTATTTCTAAACTAAAAAGTAATAATGTTCTATGTATCGAATATTATAGAAAAAGGGGCATTTCGGATACTACTTCGTTTGAATTGATATCCGACATTCAAGGAAAGAGAAACTGTAAATCCAATTTCTCAAAAGAATCAATGAAATATTTGTTGCCAATAGTTTTAAAAATTGAAGAAGTCACTGAAAATAATTGTTTCTATGGCGAAGATGAATTCTTTATTAGAACAAATAAAGAAGAATTTGATGTGTCTGGTAAAAGAATATTCTTTTACGATTTTGTTTTTCCTAAATTAAATTTAATATTCGAATATCATGGTGTAAGATTCCATGCGGATGTTGATTATAGTTCAACTCATAGTTTGAATTTAGCGGAATTCAAACTCAATTTTGATTCGGATTTGTTTAAGAAATATGTGGCGGAAAATAGAGGTTTTGATGTTAAGATTATTAGAAGTTGGAACTTGAAAGAGGATATGAATGCTTTATATGATTATTTGCGCGATAGGGGAATAGTATTATGTCAATCACTTTTTGTTTAGATGAAATCGTAAGTATTAGAAAAATTGGAACTGAGAAAACAGTTGATATATCAGTTTCGAATGATAATTTATTTTTTGCAAATGATATTTTAACTCATAATAGCGGATATGATAATTCAGATGTTGATTTGTCCAATATGTCGGAATCTTATGGACTTAATTCAACAGCAGATTTGATTTTAGGTTTGATTCGAACAGAAGAACTTGATAAATTAAATCAAATAATGGTTAAACAATTAAAGAATCGATATTCCGATCTATCAACTAATAAACGTTTCGTTGTAGGTGTTGATCGATCTAAGATGAGATTATATAACATAGAAGATGTCGGACAGGAAAGAATCGCCGATTCGGGAGTAGAATTGAATGATGATAGAAATAAGAAAAGACGATTCAATAAAGATTTTTCTGGATTAAAATTGTAATGAATTTGAATAGCTTGTTATTGTAAATAAGACACCTCTATAATTTTTAAATTAAAATATGAAAAAAGATAAAAAAGTATTAGAATTGGTTCCTATTGATAAAAAAATAGAAAATGAATTCAATAAAATTGCTATTAAATTTCTGGAAGATACTAAAGAACAATTATTAAATGGTGAAATTTCAGAATTAATTATTATCACAAAATTTGATGATTCGACTGAAATTATTCCAATAACATATTCGCTAACATCAGCAGTTGGTATGCTAGAATTAAGTAAACAAGAATTGATTATCAGTAGATTCATGGATGAGATGATCGAAGATTAATGCATCAATATACTTATATTAGTTCAACTATTACAGAACTAATACCAGCACTTTGTTTCAATAATAAATTTCTACCGAAAGATTATACTGAAATAGAACCGTTTTTCGAAGAATTGAATTTGAATGAAAAGAAATCAAGAAAGACTTTCGTTTCCGATTATAGTGTATCAGTTGGCAAAAATCTCGTTTTAAATAAAAATAAACTATCTCCCGAGATTCGTGATTCCAAGTTTCAAAATTGTTATGGTATATTGGAGTATCTATATACTATTAATGATGCAAAACCAATAAAGAATTGTGTATGGGGCGCATACGATAAACCATTAAATATTGATAAAAATCATCCAGGTGATATTTTTATAACATTTAACAATGGTGATGTTAGTGGCATATCAATTAAAGCCGGAACTCAGCATACAATCGAACCTAGATTAAATAGTCGATTGAAATCAACTTTATTGAAACCAGTATGGATGCAAGTGATTCCCAATTCTTTATATGAAATGAAACAAGAATTATGGACTAAAATTTATAGTAATGTTCCAGAACTATCCAATACCGTAAATGCCGATAATTATATTCAATTTGATAGTCGAAATATAATTCGACCGAACAAATCATTAATTGATAGTTTAGTCACATTTCAAGAAAAAAATCCAGTTCATTTTGATGAAATGTATTGGGAATTACTTAGAATTTGCAATAGTCGAATGATTGGTTATATAAACAATCATCAAAAAACGTCTTTAAATTGGATAAAAAGTGAATTTAGAATTAATCAATCAAATTCTAGTCAAATACCTATCGTATTACTCAAAGCGATTAACAATAAATATACTATATGCAACGATAATTTGGCAAAATGTATTACAGATACGAAAAATGTTAATGCGTATTTGAATCCCGAATCAAAACAATCATGGTATATTGATTTGGAAGCAATAGATTATAAACAATCATTAAATATGGTAATACGATCCGATTCTGATTTTAGAAGAGAGAAGCCAAAAGGCAAATTGGGTGCATTCATGAATTTAAAATTACAATATAAAGGTTGTAAATGAATAAAATAGATAATATAATCATTTCGTTGGACTATTCGAGAATAAATGATGCTATTGAAGATATTGATGATAAAAACATAAGCGATTTATTTAGAACAATACCCAAAAATTTCTTTTCAGTGTTAGAAAAGAATAAGATATTTCTTTTGTATTTTAAAAAATATGTTAGCGATATCAAGATTCGGGGAACAGATCATTCAAAATATGCTATACATTTTCTCGATAATTTTGAAAAATTTTTAAATAAATCTACGATAGGATCAAAACATAGAGATACTAGAATTAGACGAATATCTGAAAAAAATACTATTCTAAGATTTCTAAAAGTTCATTTTGAATATTTGGTTAAATTGTTTACTTTAATTGACAATGCTATCGAATTTAGATATAATATTAAAGAAAGTCAATCAAATATTTCTAAAGATATTTTATCGATTTCTGGTGCAGGACAAGATGGAACTGATACTCTTAGAAAAAAATATCAGAAAGATACGCCGGGTCAATTAAAAGAAGATCAGTGCCAATTATATAGTTACGAAGAAATAAAAGATTTGGAAAAATTTGCAGATAGACTATTAAATCAATTTAATGTTGATATTGCGTTTACTAAACATTTTGGTGAGCGATTGAGCAACGATAGGAACAGACCATGCATAAAATTGGATGAATTGAAATCTTTATTTAAACGTATTAGTGCAACTAGAGCCGAAAAAATAAAAAATCATCCTAATGGAGAGTATGTCATTCAGGATTTACAGAAAGATTTGAATTTACCCGTTGTGGTTGAATTTAAAAGAGGTGAATTTGATGTTATAGTAAAAACAATAATGAGAAAAAAGAATTTCATGTCAAGTAATCCAAAAATACGAGTGGAATCATTTAAGAGCATAAAGGATAGAATTTGAAAGATTTGATAGTAACCGCAATTACGGGAATAACATTTGAAAAGATTCTGCCATGGTTAGACGCAATTAAGAAAGTAAAATTTGCTGGAGATATTGCTGTAGTATGTTACAATGCAACATTCGATACAGTAAATAAATTAAAAGAAAATGGTATTATAGTATATACATTTAATGAAGATGTTTCCAATGAAAGATATAATTATATTAGAGATTTCAATTTGGATCGTGAAAAATACATTCATCTGAATACGTTCTTAAAAACTTTAACAGAAAAATATAGATATTTGATACTGTCAAAAATAGATAAATTTGATAGTATTGATAAAATTCCATTGACAGTAAAAGGAAATTCCTTTTCGCTGATTGAGAGTGAAAAAACATTTGCACAATCAGATTGGCACAAAAATAATATGATACAATCTTTTGGAAATTTCTATTTTGAAAAAATGAAAGATAGAAAAATAATATTAGATGATATTATTGTTGGTGAATTTGATGATATGTTGTATTTATTTGAAATGCTCTATTTAATATGTTTAAATTCACCACTGCATCCAGTAGATAGCAATAATGTTAGTTTGGGATCATCAACTATATCTGGATTGAATATACTTTTTCAATCAAAAATGTATCGTAGTAATTGTAAATTTATTTCGAATGAATATATTAAATAGAGGTTACATGGAAGAAAAAGATTGTATTATAGGTTTTAGTAGTAATTATTCTTGGGACATAATTAAATATTGGGTTAACTCATTAAATCGATGTGGATTTACAGGTGATAAGGTATTAATTGTAGGAAATTGTTCTTCGGACACAATTAAGAAAATTCAAAGTGAGAATATTTTTGTAATTGTTGCTGGCCAATTGAATGAATTTGGTGATGCGATTTTGAACAATAATTTTGCACCTCATGTAGAAAGATTCTTCTATCTCTATCACCATCTTTCACAAAATTCTTATCGATATGTTATAACAACAGATGTTCGAGATGTTATTTTTCAAAAGAATCCTATCGAATATATAGAAAAACTTAATCCTCAAAATTGTATTTTTTCTTCCGAGAGTATTCGTTACCGTGATGAACCATGGGGCAATAATAATCTAAAAGAAACTTTTGGAGATTATATTCATGGAATATTTAAAGATAGACTTATATATAATGTTGGAATACTTGCGGGTAAATATAATTCAATAATGAATTTGCTTATGGCCATTGCTGCAAATTCTGTCAATAGACCAATTAAAGTTTGTGATCAAGCTGTTTTCAATTTTCTCAATTGGACATCCAATTCAAATAATATACTATTAGATTCCGAGGATGGTTGGGCGTGTAATTTAGGAACTACGGCCGATCCCATGAAAATAAATGATTTTAGACCATATTTAATAGAAAATGTGCCTATTCTAAGAGATGATATGGTATGCACAAGTAATGGCAACGAATTCTTTATAGTACATCAATATGATAGAGTGCCAGTTTGGAGAAATGTACTGGAGAAGAAATATGCCTAATATTTCAATTGTAACAGCATTTTATGATATTGGAAGAGGCGATTGGACGCCTAATAAAGGATTTCCACATTATTTACAGCGATCTAAAGATGTTTATCTTGAGAGATTTTCGCGGTTATTGAAGTTGAAAAATGATATTACGATTTATACATCACCTGATCTTGTTGATGAAATTCAAAGACTATGTGATAATAGCAATGCATCAAAAACTAATATCATATCTTGGGATATTTTTAATCAATATCGTTTTACTATAGACAAAATAAAAGAAGTTCAGAAATCACATGAATTTCAAACAAGAGTTCATTCAACGCAGAAATTGAATCCAGAATATTGGAATAGTGATTATGTTCTCGTAACTAATCTAAAAGCTGCGTTTGTGTATGACGCAATAGCTCGTAAATTACCGCAGCAAAATACAGTTGCATGGATTGATTTTGGTTACATGCGATCGGATGATAAAATTCCTTCGAGTATGGAATGGAATTATAATTTTGATCCAGATAAAATTCATCTTTTCAATTATAAAGATTATGATGATAAGCCAATTGAAGATATTATCTATCAGAATGATGTGTATATTTTAGGCGCAACAATGGTTGCAGATAAACAGAATTGGTGGAAAATGCATGATTTAATGTTGGTGAATCAAGAAAAACTCTTTAAGAGGAAAATTGTAGATGATGATCAAGGTTTAGAATTGATGTGTTACCTAGATGATCCTGATAGTTTTGAATTGCATAGAATACCAGATCATCAATTAGGGTTTGATCCATTTGTTACATTTTCCAATTTTAATGAGACTATATGAATAAACTAATAATATTTGATTTAGATGGGGTTCTAGTAGATTCTAGGGATTTGCATTACTTCGCGTTAAATGATGCTTTGCGATTGATATCAAATAAATATCTTATCACTAGGGATGAACATTCTAGTCGATATGATGGATTAAATACATATCGCAAATTAGAATTGCTTACACAAGATAAAGGACTTGATCCTAAATTTTATAATGAAATATGGCAAAATAAACAATCAGCCACTTTAGAACTAATTAAACAGCTTAAATCTAGTTTGGCTTTACAAGAATTGTTGTCCAAAATAAAAAAGAATGGTTATAAGATTGCAGTAGCGTCTAATAGTATTCGAGATACTGTTAAATTCGCACTGTTAAGATTGGGAATATTTGAGTATATTGATTACTATGTATCAAATGAAGATGTGAAATATGCTAAACCTTTTCCTGAAATGTACTGGCAATGTATGACAGTATTAGATTGTTTACCTCAGAATACAATAATAATAGAAGATAGTCATATTGGAAGAGAAGGTGCTATTAATTCCGGCGCGCGATTATTGGCAGTAGAGAATGCATTAGAAGTAAGCGATAAGAATTTTATTTTCAAATTAGAAAAATATATGAATACTGTAAATACATCACATAATAGTTTGCCGTGGATAGATGATTCAATGAATGTATTAATTCCAATGGCAGGTGCTGGATCAAGATTTGCTCAAGCAGGTTATACATTTCCTAAACCTCTAATTGAGGTTCGAGGAAAACCAATGATACAAATGGTTGTCGAAAATCTTAACATTAAAGCTAATTATATCTTTATTGTACAGAAAGAACATTACGATACATATAATTTAAAATATTTATTGAATCTCATCGCACCTAATTGTAAGATAGTAGAAGTTGATGGTGTAACTGAAGGCGCAGCTTGTACAACACTTTTGGCTAAACAATTTATTGACAATAATGAACCATTACTGATAGCGAATTCGGATCAGTATATTGATTGGAATGCTAACGAAACGATGTATTCTCTAACATCGGATAATATTGATGGTGGAATGCTAACATTTACTGGGAGTCATCCTAAATGGTCATACGCTAGATTGGATGAATCGGGATATATAGAAGAAGTTGCCGAGAAGAGAGTTATATCGAATATTGCAAGTGTAGGTGTATATTATTGGAGACATGGGGCTGATTATGTGAAATATGCTGAACAAATGATTGATAAAAATATTAGAGTTAATAATGAATTCTATGTTGCACCTGTTATAAACGAGGCAATCGCGGATGGGAAAAAATTTAAAATTAAAAATATTTCTGCTATGTGGGGTACAGGTACACCAGAGGATTTGAATTATTTTTTAAATAATCATGGTAAATAGTAGATGAAAAGATTACTATTTTTTATAACACATTCAACGCTGACATTACAACATGCTAGAATGACATTTAAGAGTATTTCTAAACAATCGAATGTTCATCAAAAATTTGATAAATTTTATCTGTATAATACACATGAGAATGAATTATCCAATGTAGATTTAATTGAGTTATTTGAATATTATGGATTATATAATTTTTTCAATGAATTGTGTATTTTTGAGTATGATGTAAATACTCCCAAATCGCTTGGCGCCGATATTGACACTATTAAAAAATATTGCGAGTGTAATTATGATGCTAATGATAAAATATTGATTTTGAAATCGGATTGTTACTTATCCAAAAATTATTTCAATGATTTATTCGAATTTGACATTGAAAATGAAGATTGCTATTTTACGGCTCCTTTTATTGTATCAAAGGCAAGAATACCGGAAAATGAAATAATAAAATATGGTGATAGGGAATCTTTTGTAAAATCAGATGATATAACATTTTTTGTTGAGGATGAGAGGAATAGTTCAGATAATGATTTTTTTAATAGGAAAGATATAGATGTCACTGATGAAAGAATAAGATTTATATCGTGTACAGTACAGGGTGATTTCTCATGTCACTACATTCCAATAAAATTATTGAAAGATTTGATCATATCATATGATTCGTGGGGTGGCGTTAAATTCTATCGTATTCAACATTTATGCAGATCAACTAAAAATAGTTTTGTGATTCATCAATATCATGATATAATTTCAGATAATAGATCAAATGATCGTGAAGGGCCTGTTAAAGTTTGGATGAATAGTTAAAAGGATAATATGCAACCCACAATTTGTAATCAAGAAAATTCACAAGAAATTTACGATAGTTTCAATGATTTCATCTTTTCAAAAGATCGAAATGTTTTTAATAAACTAATGCTTCGACATGAGTTATATTCATCTGTTAAACATCTACATGGCGATATTGTAGAATGTGGTGTATTCAAGGGTTCTGGTATAATGACTTGGTGTAAGTTGTTACAGATGTATGAGCCAAATAGTATTAAAAAAGTCATAGGTTTTGATATGTTTTCAAAAGATTTTGTTGGTGAGCTATCAGATGATATAGAACGTGATATGATGTCCCAAGTTTTTACTAGAGATGCTAATCTAAATAATAAAACTATATCATTAAATTCTGTAACTAATAGATTATTAAATGCTAATATTCCAGCAAAATCGTTTGAATTAATTGAAGGTGATGCGAGTGAAACTACCAGAGAATATACTGAGAATCGACCAGGTTTTCTAATTTCTTTATTGTATTTGGATATGGATTTATATGAGCCAACATTCAATACACTAAAAAATTTATGGGATTATGTTACTCCGGGCGGTATAGTTGTGTTTGATGAATATGCATATTCAGCATGGTCAGAAACACAAGCTGTTGATAATTTTTTCTTAGATAAGGAAGTTGAAATATTGAATACGAATTTTGCAGCCCCAACAGCTTATGTGATTAAAGAGAGAGAATGAAAACCGCTATAATTTTATCTGGAAATATTAGAACTTGGGATATATGTAAATCGGATTTTGTTGAAAAATTCAAACATCTAAATGCTGACATATATATTGATACTTATAGGCTGCGATATGATTATCATCCTGTGATAAAAGAACGAATCCATGATTCAGATGATGTTTTTTTTACTGAGTTGAATGGCATTTATGAGTTATTTGATGATATTGAGAATACGAAAATCTTCAATATTGAAGATAATTTTTTCATTGACTTAGAACAATATCGAAAAATATTTGATGCTAAGTTTAGGCATTTGAACATAAATTGTTTCGGCGCGATAAGAAAATTATATAATTTATTGAATCAAGAAATAATGAAGAAATATGATTTAATAATCAAAACTAGAATGGATTTAACATATCATGATATTATGAATATTGATTTAGATAATATTAAATCTAATGAATTGATAGTTGATGCTAGTAATGTTTATCCAAATGATTGTTTTTTAGCGGGATCATTTGATACAATGTATAAGATTTCAAAATTCATGTATGATGAATTTTTTAATCCTGTATTTGAAAATAGTGCCGAAAATGTGCCACATAATTTATTATTTAATGCAACGTTACATAATAATATTAAAATAAATTCACACAAAATAATGAAAAGCGTGATACGCAAAGGAAATATTGAAAATTTCTACTGATACCAATATGAAAATCGCTGTCGTACTAACTGGTCATATGAGATGTTGGAATGTAGTTTATCCAAATTTCAAAGAAAGAATATTGGATAAATATAGTCCAGATATTTTTATTCATACTTGGAAAGATGAGGGTTATTGGACTCCACAAGAGATTAAGACTAAATCGGGCGTTCAAGACAATACTCCAATGATTGATGTCAACTTAATTAAAAATTTATTAAATCCAATTGATTTTGTAGTTGAAGATTGGAATGAATATAATGCAATCTTCGATGAATATGCAAAACAATTTCCAAATTTTGCGCATAAACCTAAAAATATTTTATCAATGTTTTATAAGTTAAATGCTGGCATTTCATTATTAGAAAAATATATCAATATTACTGGAACGCAATATGATTTAGTTATCAGAATGCGGTCAGATATGATTCTCCATGATGAGCTAGATTTGTCGAAATTTGATAGAAATGTATTTTATACATTAGCACATAGAAATCATATGGGTCAGGGAACTGGAGATCAAATTCATATTGGAAATGTATTTGATTCTATAGCATTTGCTAAAATATCATGTTTTATTCCTATGTTATATGCGTCAATTGGATTATTATGTCCACATGTCATGTCGGTTGCTTGGTTAAAAAATAGATTTAATTGGTCAGAATTTTATATTAATAAATCGTTACAGCATACGCCGAATGGTGAGTATGTCCTATCAGATGAGTTGAAAGATGTTGATAATCGCGCATAGAGGTAATTTATCTGGAAGTAATCCAATATCTGAAAATCAACCAGAATATATAGATGATGCATTGAGAAATGGGTTTGACGCTGAAATTGATCTGAGAATAGTAAATGATGAGTTATTTTTGGGGCATGATTCTCCAGATCATAAAATAGATTTTGACTGGTTATTGAATCGCAGAAATTTTCTTTGGATTCATTGTAAAAATGCTGAGGCATTAGTCTTTCTCAATAATAATACATCGGCAAATTTGAATTATTTTTGGCATAATACTGATGATTATACACTAACAAGTCTAGGTTATATATGGGCATTTCCTGAATTACCAAATATTGGTAAATATTGTATATCAGTAATGCCCAAGATAATAGATACTCCTAAATTATACAAATCATATTCTTTTGGTGTTTGTACAGATTATGCAATTGCTACTAGAGAGTTATTACTAGCAAATAAGGAATGTTTCTAATATGAAAATTTTAGTAACAGGTGGTGGTGGATTTATAGGATCAAATCTTGTAGATTGTTTGATTGCTAAAAATTATGATGTAGTAGTAGTTGATAATCTATCCTCAGCTTATGTATCAAAATCTAATTTTAATTCTGATGCTAAGTATGTTTTTTGTGATATCGCTGATTACAAATCAACGAGAAAATTATATGACGGTGTTAGTTATGTCTATCATCTAGCAGCAGAGTCAAGAATTCAACCATCAATCAATAATCCCTTATTAGCAGTTAAAACGAATACTATGGGCACTGCCACTGTATTACAATGTGCTAGAGAAGCAAATGTTGAGCGAGTTGTATATTCTTCTACATCCGCTGTTTATGGATTAAAAAATAAACTTCCATCTAATGAAAATATGATAGATGATTGTTTAAATCCTTATTCAGTATCGAAATTATCGGGTGAGAAATTGTGTCAAATGTACTCAAGACTTTTTGGAGTAGACACTGTAATATTTCGATATTTTAATGTGTATGGTAATAGGGAACCTATTAGCGGCCAATATGCATCGGTTATTGGTATTTTTTTAAATCAATTGAAGAAGGGAATGTCTTTAACGATTGTTGGTGATGGCAAACAACGTAGAGATTTTGTTAACGTTAATGATATAGTTCATGCTAATATTCTAGCAATGGATTCTAAAATAAAATCGTTTGGTGAAATATATAATGTTGGAACTGGTGTAAATTATTCGGTGAAAGAGTTGGCAGATATGATTTCAACTAATCAGATTCATGTCGAATCGAGACCGGGTGAAGCAACCGAAACACTAGCAGATACTACTAAACTAGAACGTGTATTTAATTGGAAACCAACTATTCAATTGACTGACTATATTGATAGTACAAAGGAATTGACATGAATGATATTAAGATATTTTTAGATTTTGGTACAGATGATGGAAAGGAACTTCTAAAATATATTGATAAGTTCAATATGTATACTGGATGGAAAATACTAGGATTTGAGTTTGATCCTGTTAAATTTGAACGACTTAAAAAAGAAGTAGTACCGGAACATAGTAATTTAGATGTTTATGATTTTATTGCCACCGATAAAATCATAAAGTTTGATTTATCAGATAAGAATGAATCTGATTGGACACCTTGGAGCAATAATGTTGCATTAGAAAAATATCGAAATATTGGTAGAGTTAAATGTTTCGATGTTAGAATGTTCTTGCGAGAATTTTTTTTCAAAAGTGATCATATTGTAGTACGAATGAACATTGCTGGTGCTGAATATCAGCTATTAGAACATCTAATTCAACATGATATTATAGATTATATAGACGAATTATATATTAGTTTTCATTCTAAGAATTTTGATAATAAACAAGATATTCTTAGGAGAGAGAGCAAGATTCTTGATACCTTAATACAAAAGAATGTTAAATATCATGTAATTGATTAGTGCGAAAACATATAACATAAATAGAATATCGACAATACTATAGATGTTGTATTCTATTTCTATGTTATATGGAAAAATTTAATACTTTCTGCAATAAAAAATATACAAATCTTAGCGAAGAATTTGAGAAATTTTTAGTTGAGGGCGTATATGATAAAGCAATATTCAAAGCTGTTTTTCTACAGGGTCCTCCTGGGTCAGGCAAAGATTATGTTTTAGATAAAGCATTATCTGGCCATGGTTTAACCGAAATTAATTCCGATAAAGCGTTTGAATATCTTTTAGATAAAGAAGGACTATCTCAGAAGATGCCGGAATCTGAAAAAGAAAAACGTGGGTTTATTCGACTGAAAGCTAAGAATACAACTGATCTCCAACATCATCTAGCACTTCATGGCAGAAATGGACTTATCATAAATGGAACTGGTGACACACTAGAAAAAATAAAAACAATAAAAGATATCCTTGAAAAGCGAGGATATGAAACAATGATGCTATCAGTAAATGTTTCGGATGATATTTCTAAACAGCGAAATATCGAAAGAGGTGAAAGAGGTGGTAGAACTATTCCTGAAAATATTAGACGCGAAAAATTTGACAATATTCAAAAATCTAAGCCGGAGATTAAAAAGCTATTTGGCGATAATTATATGGAATATGACAATTCCGTTGATTTTAGATTCGAGGCACCAGAAATAGTTGATAAGAAAAAAGATGAGTTGATGACTATTTTCAAAAAAACTAAAAAATTTGTAGAAGCGCCTCTTAGGACACCGGAATCTGAAAAATGGATTTCCAAAGAATTAACTAAGAAAAATACTTTGCCCATAAAAACAAATCAATCAAATAATAATACAGATGCTAAACGACTTGGATTAGATTATTATGGCTTTGGTAGATATGGTAAAAATCATAAAGTTACGCACAAAGAAATGAATGGAAAATTAATACCTGTTCAAATATCGGAAAATAAAGTGGAATATCACAAAGATAGAGATAATAAAATAAAAAAATATAAAGTTAGGCGATTCGCCGCCAAAGATGCTCATCAAATGGATGGTGAAGTTGTGGTTGTTGATGGTAAAGAATATGTGATCAAAAAGAAAAAAATTAAAGAATCATTTGCATCTGATACTGATGCAAATGATATATTTTTGTCGAGTGATGAAATAGAAGTGATCGATTATATGAATATCAATGAAAACATTAATGCACTATTTGAATCAATTGATTTGGGGATAGAACCTGGTATGGCATTGAATTCTTATGCTAAAGAGAAAATCAATAAAAATGGTAAAATCACCGTGACAGAACTAACTGGTGATGAATCAACAGCGACAATTTCTTCCAAAAAAGAAGATGAATTAAGGAAAACTGGAATAGCATTATCTAGTTTTAGGGCTAAAAATATTATTTGATTTTATAGATCATTAATAAAAATTTTCAATAATTAAATAGGAAATAAAATGTTTAACGATAAAATTACATTGAATGTTGCAGAAGCTATAGCAAAAGTGTTGAATAAAAATCTCGATGTATCTGAGGGATTAATTGATGATTTGAAAGATAATAAAAAAATCCGGCAAGAAACCGATTGGTATCATGATAAAAATGATCGGCAAGAAAAGAAAAAGTCGGAACCCAACATAAAAACATTTACGGGTAAATATGGAAAATCTAATTATAAATCAGTGAGTGAGAATCTATCAGACATAGATGAACAAAAAGATGTGAAACATGAAATTCAAGTTAATAGAATTCATGAAGATTTTGAACAGGAAGACGTGACATACGAAGAAATGAACGAGGGTTGGGGTGCCAGAGAACAGCAGCAACGCCGAGATGCTCAAAATAAAGCATGGGACGAATTGTTAGACAAACATAAGGAACATCCTAAAAATACTGAAAAATTGAAAAATTTGAGATTGAAAAATTGGAGCGCACCAGCCGCCGAAAAAATGTTGAGGGAAGATTCTGAACAATTAGATGAATTATCTAAGAAGACTCTAGGCAATTATGTAAAAACTGCCGGTGCAGATTTGATGGTTACTTCACAAGATACCGGCTGGGGATATAAAAAAGGAGAAACTGAAAAAAATTTAAAGCGAATGATGAACAGATATAAGGGCATAAAACAAGCGGCCGATAAACTAACTAAAGAAGAATTTGAACAATTAGATGAAGTTGTTAGTGTGTCAACAATTGCAGACAATTTAATAAAACGTGCGTTAGGAAAATCTAATATTAAGAGAAATTCTGATCATACTTCATCTGTAAATAAAGGTGATTTTATTGTGCATGATAGAGGTGCAGTCGTTGCAAAATTAGAAAAGGGTACATGGGAAAAACACGTACCTAATGAACATAAATCAACATTTAATATTAAAGAAGATTTGGGGCAATTAGATGAAGTTGCGGATAAAGTTTATGATCCTATTACTAAAAAAAATATTAAAAGAAAACCTATAAAAATTAAAATGGGTGGTGGTTATAGGAAAACGGTGGATGGAGTTGTGGTTGATTCATCTGATAAAAAAGAGATAGGAAAGAAATTTTCTGAAAGCTTGTCAATTTTTTCCGAAAAAGGATTAAAAGGTTTATTTGAGTCAATATATAGTGTTTCGGATGAGACTGTAGAAATTATAAATGAAACATCTGAATTTGTTGGTATTCCACAATCAATTAATACTATCAGAAAAACTAAAGAACATCTAAAAGTCAATACAAATTTACCAAAATCTATTCGAAAAGAATTGGAACAAAAAATAGAAGATCATAGAAAACATTTGGAAAAATCTGGATTTGATTTTAAAGAAGATTTTGATAATATTGATTGGGAAACATTACTGGAAGAACCTGATAGCGATGAATTTGCACAAGAAGTAAAAAAAGCTGTTAGAAAGAATAAAGGTGAATTGAGAAATGATGAGAACATCGCTAAAGGTGAGGTTCTTGCTGTTAAAAATGAAGAAGTTGAATATATTGATGAAATGAAAAAATTAAATAAAGTAAATCATGTTTATTCTGATGTAAATGCTGAAAAATTTGCAGATGAATATGTTAAGGGGCATTCTGGTGATTATCGTGAAGGAGGTCCAACAAAACAAGATTCGGAACATAGTGAAAATTTTCACACAAATTATACAACAAAACATGTCAAATCTGGATTTGCTGGTGGTGGGAAAAAGATATTTACTCATAATAAAACGGGCGAAAAATTTGAGGTTGAGATTGAACCTAATGGAAAAACTTTTTATGGAAATGATCATAGAGTTCGCAAATTAAATGAAGAAGTTGAAAAATATCCTTTTGTTGCAGTTCATGTCAAAAAGGGCACGCATCAAACCCATGGAAGCACGTCTTATGAAGCTGCACAAAATGCAGCAAAACATTGGAAATTAAAAAGCACCGCTGGCATTGATGTTTATCGCGCAGATAAAAAACATGTTGCCGAAAATGTTGAAGATTTAGATGAAGCACATATGACAGATACCGAAATGGAAAAAAGAGAAGAAATAGTTAAAGGAATGAAAAAGAATCTATCATCTTTTAAAGATCGATATGGTAATCGCGCAAAAGATGTTATTTACGCTACCGCAACAAAAAAAGCAATGGCGGATTAATATGAAAAAACTCTTTGAATTATTTGACGATTCTAAAAATAATGATAAACCTAGAAATCGTAAAAAACAAATAATTAAGGATGCAGTAAAGGATTCGATTAAAAATAAATTATCTGGTAAAAAAGATGTATTTGATCCTGAACCTGATTTGAATTCTAGTGAAGTAGTTAAATAACGAATTTCATAAATACTAAAATAAATATTAGGAGAAGAATAATGGCTTTATGGTCGAATACGGACGCAAATACGAGTATACCAAAATTTGCGCCATCATTAGTTAAGTTGTCTAATTCACAAGCAAATAATGATTTGTTGTATGCTAATACGACACAAGATGCATTTATTGCTGGACAAATAGTTGGAGTTTTTGGGGTATCACCTGGTGAGAAGGCTGGTGTAGGTAATGTGTCGGCTGTAGCAGTAACAACGGCAGGAGATTCTGCCTATGGAAAACCAACAGTTACGATTACAGGCGCGAATACTACTCAAGCAACAGTAACGTCTAATCTAAAATTGGTATCTGCTAGTATTCATGCAGCGGGTTCAGGATACGCCAATGGCAATACTTTTCAAGTACATGCTGGTACTAATACCACTACCGCTGTATTGACTGTAACTAATGTCGGTGCTATAGGTAATATTACGGGTATTTCCGTTACAACGGCTGGTAAATATTCCACCATTACGACTTCGAACATCAATACATTAACTGTTAATACTGCATCTGGTACAGGATTTAGTGCAAATTTACGATTTGGTTTTGAATCTATTACAGTATCAGCAGCAGGTGCTGGATATAATGTATCAACTGTTGGTGCAGTTGCAAGCGGTAATGGTATATTAAATACCGCGTTCACTGTTACATTGACTGGTCAAGAAGGTACCGATAAGGGCGCATTAGCTGGTTGGAATTTGCGAACAGAGGGTACTGGTAATCGTGCCGGTCGCGTCCGTTACGAGTGTTTGGTTGCTATGGGATCAATGACAGGCGATGCCGCAGACGATACGCAATTAGCTGAATAATGGATTCAAATAATACAATAGAGTGTTCACTGGAATTTATCAATTCGGTAAATTCCAGATTACTTGCTGAATTAGATGCATTAATATTATCTCCTGAAGCGGGCATACAGAAAATTCGAAAAGTGTTGTATCAATTTGGATTAGATATGCCAGCACTATATGATGCGTCAAGAGATGGTGATGAGGTATTATTTGATATTTCGGATTATTTTAATGATGAGTCGAAAATTCAAATCTATCTTTATTTCATATATTATCAAACTGAAGATGGTAATTATGAATTTCATTCTGAATTAGTGTGTCCCGATAAGTTAGAAGAGTTTTTGGATGATGTTGATTTTGATGTTGATTTTGATGATGATTTTGATGATGAACCATCCAAATCAGACTCAGTATAATTGAATGCAATTTGAAAATCTAACAAAAAATAATATAAAATTATATTCAATAAAAGCATATGATAATCCGAATATGCTTTTATCTGAATATATGGCAGACTATAAAAGATTCAATTATGTGAAACGACTATTTAACAAATATATAAAAACTAATGTGATACATGAAAGATTGATATTAAATCATATTATTATTATATATAATGTTTTTGGCATAGAACATGCAACTAGAATGCTCTTTTATTTTTTACCAGATACGCAATATCCTGTATTGAAAACATATTTATATTTTCTGAATTTAATGCCAGAAATTGTATATGGTATAAATAATTTAAATATCAATTTAAGTCATATAGAAATAGATAATAATGTATTGTCGATTTTAAATAACATTTATGAAAAAAATTAGAGAAGATGTTCCCGCAAATACGATTGGTGCTGGAAATATTGCCGGTGCGGGTGTTGGTCAGAATGGAGAACCTGGTATCAATAAGAAAAGAAAAATTCAACCATTTCTATCCTTTGTTCGACGCAAATTACCAACATCATGAGAATAAGTGAACGAGGTTTAAAATTATTATCTGATTGGGAGGGTCTAAGAAATGAAGTATATCTTGATGTTGCAAAATTTCCTACTATCGGAATAGGACATTTACTGACAAAGGATGAACTTTCATCTAATAAAATACTGATTGATGGGATCAATGTTGATTATTCTTTTGGATTAACAAATATACAAATTGAACGTCTATTAGTTAAAGACCTGATGAAAATCGAGGAAAAGATTAATAAACTCATCACGGTTGATATTAGTCAGAATCAATATGATGCTATTGTGATATTCGTGTTTAATATAGGAATTGGTGCATTTGAGAGATCAACTTTTCTCAAATTACTAAATAATAAAAAATTCGATCAATTGCCGAATCAATTTAGACGTTGGAATAAATCGGGTGGTCAAATAATTAGCGGTCTAATACATCGCCGCGAAAACGAGATAAAGCTTTTCGAGGGTTTGCTTTGATACAACAAAAAATAAAAAACAATAGCAATAAGGGACAGAATATCTATGGAAAGCTCTTCAAAGGACATTCATGATGTAGATTTAAAACTAAATTCATTATCAAAAGATGTTGAACAAATAGATAGGTTGTGTTTAAAAGTAACAGAATCAATTGAAAAACTTCAAGAAGTGAATTCAACATTGACCAAAATATTGGTTCTACATGAAGAAAAACATGAGCAACGACAAAAAAATGAGGATCAATTTAGAATTGAACTTAAAGAACTTAATGTTAAAATAAATAATATATATAAAGATGTGATAGAAAAAATTGATGCCATGGATAAAGAAAATTTGAAGAGAATTAATGGTGAGAGTTTAGCGAAAATCAATAAAGAGAATTTACCTATTATAGAATTGTCTAAAATACATTGGATGATGTTGGGTGGCGCATTAACATTAGGTTGGTTATTGAGCAATGTGAACTTAGAAGGATTGGCGCCATTGTTTAAATAATAGTTGATTTGTGATTAAAATTAGCGTATACTGCATTGTTGAATAAATTACGGATCAATAGATGTCAGTTTACATTGATGCAAAATATGTAAATTTAATTTCATATAATCTTAGAAATTTTAAGCGAAAAAACGAGCAATTATATCAAGCATCTTGTCCGTTTTGCGGTGATTCTAAGAAGGATAAAACAAAAGCTAGATTATTTATTTTTAAAAATAAGAATAGCCTTTTTGTGAAATGTTTTAACTGTGGTAAAAGTACAACCTTTGCAAATCTTTTAAAGTATATTTCTCCAATTTTATATTCTGAGTATGTACTAGAAACATACTCAGATAATCAATCATTGAATCCTTTGAGAACTTCTAGTATAATGGAAAAAATGCGATTTGATAATGTATCCAAACAGAAATCATTCAACAATGCGGAATGGTGTGATAAATTGCCTGAAAATCATGTTTGTGTTCAATATCTACAATCCAGAAAAATCCCAATAGCAGCATATTCGAAACTATTGTATACTGCTAATTTTAAGGAATTAGCAGATGAGATATATATTGATCATGGCAAAACGTTGGAGTGTGATTCCAGATTAGTTATACCAATGTACGATAAATATCATGTATTATATGGTATTGCTGGCAGAGCATTATATGATTGTTCGGATAGAATGAGATATATAACGTTGCGTACAAATGATTCGGAAGATAAACTTGTATATGGCGTGGATCAGATAGATTCCACAAAAGATATTAGAGTAGTTGAGGGTCAGTTAGATTCCTTATTTATTGATAATTGTATCGCGGTTTGTTGTGCAGAATTAAATATTGCCGAAGAATTATTTCCAAAAGAGAAATTGATATTGATTCCAGATAATGAACCAAGAGCGCCGATTCAGGTTAAAAAGATTAAAGGATTTATTAAAAAAGGATTTAATGTTGTATTATTTCCAGAATATATATCGCAGAAAGATGTGAATTTGATGATCATGAATGGCGTAAATGATTTGGAAAATATAATTGTGAATAATACATTCCAAGGAATTCGCGCAGAATTGGAATTTGCTAAGTGGAGTAAATGTGTATGATAACACCAAATGCCTATAAGCGAGATGTTGAACAGATTGGAAACGAATTTAAGTAACTAACATATATAAATTAAATGACGATAAAAACGATAATCAAAAGAAATGGCAATATCGAGGAATTTATTCCTTCAAAATTAAACAAATGGGGTCAATGGGCAGCAAACAATCTAACAGATAGAGTAGATTGGTCCGAGATCATTTTAGAAACTGTTAAAAATTTAGATGATTCTGTAACTTCTAAGAAACTTCAACAAACATTAATCAAAACTTGTATTCATAGAAAAGATTGGGCACATAATTTAATGGCGGGTAGATTATATGTTGCATTATCCAGAAAGGATATGTTTGGTAATAATATACCATCTGTCAAAGAAATGTTTGAAAAAATGCTAAAATTAGGATTAATGATAGAATTCAATTATACAGATGAAGATTATGTTGTAATTGAATCAATCATAGATCATTCCAAAGATTTTAATTTGACGCATTTTCAATTGAAGCATATTGAATCTAAATATGTTCTACAGAATAGATCAACTAGAAAAAAATATGAGACACCGCAGTTTACTTATATGCGAATGGCATGTGCCTTAGCACATGATGAACATCCAGAAAAACGATTGGAAATGATTCGAGATTGGTATAATCATTTTTCGGAAGGTAGAATAAGTCCACCGACTCCAAATTATGTAAATTTGGGAACACCTCATAGAGGATTTGCATCTTGCTGTTTGTATTCGGTTGGAGATTCTGCTAAATCGCTTGCAGTAGGCGATCATATCGCCTACACAATGACATACATGTCTAGTGGTATTGGTGGAATATTGCATACGAGATCAGTTGGAGATTCTGTTAAAAACGGTGCAATCGAACATCAAGGCAAACTTCCATATTTTAATTCCCTTGCAGGTGCAGTAAAAGCTAATTTACAAGGCGGTAGAGGCGGTGCTTGTACTAGCCACTATTCTAGTTATGATCCAGAAGCATTGACTATTTCACAGTTGCAGAATCCAAGATCAACTGAAGATAGACGAAACAGAGATATACATTTTTCAATGCTATGTAATCGATTATTTGCTAAAAAAGTAGCGGCAAATGAAGATATTTTTACATTCAATTGTTATACTGCACCTGATTTATATGATGCTTTTTTCTCAGGCGATTCGAATGAATTTGAGAGAATATATGCAATATATGAGAGCAATCCTAAATTCAAGAAAAATTATGTAAATGCTCGAAAATTTATAATAAATGCTACTCAACAGAGTTATGAAGTGGGCACTCATTATTTCGCTTTTATTGATGAGATTAATAGAAATACGCCTTTCAAAGAAAAAATTTATAGTTCAAATTTGTGTCAGGAAATTCTATTACCAACTTATCCATATGAGAATATAGTTGATTTATATAGAGAAGTTGATAATGGTATATTTGAATATATGGACCATAACGATAATATTATAAAATTAAATTATAGTGATTGGGTCACAGATTCTAATGGAAAATTTACATTTGCGGGTAATCTATCAAATGATCCAAAGGTAAAAAAGGTTCTCAAATCTATACCATCATCTGAAATCGCACTATGTACCTTAGCAAGTATAGCGGAATGTAATATAAAAAATGACGATGAATATCGATCCGTTGCTTATTATGCGTTGAAGATGATAGATAAATGCATCAATATGGCAAATTATGAATTGCCGCATATTGGATATACTGCAAAGAAGCGCATGAATGCTGCCGTAGGATTAATTGGAATCGCATATACGCTGGCTAAAAATAATTTAAAATATGATAGCGATGATGGACGCAAAAAGATCCATGAAATATCAGAACGTCATATGTATTTTCTGATTGAACAGAGTTTAAAGATTGCTAAGGAAAGAGGTACCGCTGAGTGGATCAATAAAACTAAATGGCCAGACGGCTGGCTACCTATTGATACATATAAGAAAAATATAGATTCATTTGCTAATTTTGAATTGAAATATGATTGGGAAAAATTGAGACAGGATATTATTGAAACTGGGGGAATTGGACATTCATCTTTAGTTGCACATATGCCAACTGAGGCATCATCCAAGGCAATTGGATTGCCTAATGGTGTATATCCTATACGAGAATTGGCCATGAAAAAATCAGATGCCAGTAATATTATTGATTGGTGCGCCAAAGATTCCGATATTTTAATAGATAAATATCAATCTGCATGGAAAATTTCATCTAAAGACATGATAAAAGTATATGCTATTATTCAGAAATTTACCGATCATGCTGGCAGTTGGGATTTATATAAGGATAGATCAGAATCAATTGATTTATCATCATCGGAAATGATAGAGGAATTTTTAGATATGGTTAAATTTGGAATTAAGACTCGATATTATCAGAATTCATTAACGTCAGACGCCGATGTTAATACACAAAATAAAAAAACGGTTTGTGCGTCAGGTGCATGTGATGTATAAGGATATAAAATAAATGTTACTAAACGATAAAATATTTAATTTAGAGAAAAAAGATTATGTAATCCCATCCTTGTTTCTAGGTGAATCCATGGGATTTTTGGATTCAATCAATAAGCATTACCCAAATTTATTTGATCTATATAAGAAGATGAAATCCCAGGATTGGGATGAGAATGAATTCAATTTTACATCGTGCAATGTAGAATTTAAAACATGTCCAAAAAATATATATGATATGATGCTATTGACGTTGGCTTGGAAATGGGAAGCGGATTCAATCGCTTCAAGGAGCGTATTTGCTATTACGGCGCCATTCATTAGTTCAAATGAATTGAATTGTTTATGGCAGCGAATATCTGAAAATGAATGTTTACATGCATTAACATATTCGGAGATTGTTAGAAATTCTTTTGATAATTCCGCTGAGATATTGGATTATTTATCCACACTAAATAATGTTTTTGATAGATCATATATAGTAACGGAGATATTTGCATATACATTTGATATTGGACATAAATTATCGCTTGGATTAATTCCAAAAGATCAGACAGCATACGATGCAATTTTTATGTTTGTTGTTACGTTATATTGTCTTGAGAGAATACAATTCATGGCCAGTTTTGCCGTGACATTTGCAATAGCAGATTCTGGTATATTTGTGCCTATCGGCAAAGCAGTACAGAAAATATGTAAGGATGAATTTGATATTCATGTTAAAGCATGTAAAACTATTTTAAACTATGAATTGGTGACTGAACGTGGCTTGATGACTTTTAATCGAATGAAACCTAAAATATCTGAATTATTAACATCAATAATAGAATCCGAGTTTAAATGGATTAATTACTTGTTCTCAGATGGTAGAGAATTGGTAGGAATGGATGCAGAATTATTGAAAAAGTGGGTATTATTTAATGCAGCAGATGTTTATAATTTTTTTGGAATACAATCTAGTATTGAGTTGCCTAATAAAAATCCATTGGGATTTATTGAAGAATGGATTAATATAGATAAGATTCAAGGATCGCCACAGGAAGAGAAAACAGCGGCATATTTGGTAGGTGCTATAATTAATGATGATGAAGGTAAAATATATTCAACAGAATTTTAATCACATATAGAGGAATTTTATGATAGATTTGGAAGATATTGATTTTGAAACATTTTCAAATTGGCATCCAGCAGTACAAATAGTTGCAATAATTGTTTCATTTTTAGTATTAGCACCGTTGCTATTTGGAATATTTGCTTCGATTTCAATGATAATTTTTTTTGGAACTATTTGTGTTGGTATTGGTTTATTTTGTTTTACGATATTAGAAATAGTTGATAGATATAAATTGAAAAAAGATATTGACAATTTAACTAAATTATAATAGAATTCTATTATCAATTCCGCCCGGACTGGCTAGGTGAAAGTCTCTGACTGTTAATCAGAAGGCGCAAGAAATTGCGGCGAGGTTCGAATCCTCGGAGCGGAGCCAAGTTTAACATATTATGGAGGTAGGATTAGAGGCGTCCATCCTTTAAAGAGTAGTGATATGCGCGTGTAATCTGGGGATAGTTTACTCATATGAACCCCCTGAATGTCGAGTTTGACAAACTGGAATTATGAGCGAGAATATCTAAAGGCGAAGAAGTACACAACAGTCGGTTTGTAATGTGATACAGAAGTCAAGGTATTAGAAAAAAGATTGCCTGGGCGAACGAACAAAAATGTCCAATAGCTTTTGGCGTAACAGCACACATAATATGTTTTTATTTTAGGAAATTTATGAAAAAACTATTTGTTTTTGGAAGTAATTTACGTGGCGTTCATGGTGCAGGTGCAGCCAGATTTGCATTTGACAATCATAATGCTAAATGGGGATGTGGTATAGGTAGAACGGGCGATTGTTATGCTATTCCTACAAAAGATGATAATATCAAAACATTGCCATTAAATGTGATAAAAAATTATGTTGATGAATTTGTTCTTTATGCCAAAGAACATCCTGAGCTAATGTTCGAAGTTACTAAAATAGGTTGTGGATTAGCTGGATATAAAAATAAAGATATAGCTCCTATGTTTCTTGATGCCCCGGAAAATTGTTTATTAGATGATGAATGGGTTAAAATAATAGATGAGTTAAAAATTAATGGAAATTAACGCCAAGGAATTAACTTGCGATTGGATAAAGACCTTCGCTGCAAGTGAAAATTTAGATTTGTATCATATGACATTAGTATATGATTTTTTCCAAAACGGAAATTTCCATGCTGACAACATAAATGCATTCTTTGCAACATTTTATATGCGAAGATTTTTACCATTTTTATTATCAACTAAAAATTATCATACAAATTTTCAACGAACTCGCCAACCAACAACATTCGCATTTGTATGTGATCACTTAAACAAAAACTCCGAAAAAGATCATATTTACAGTGGAAAGTTGTTTAATCATGCTATCGTATGTGTTCCAAATGCAATTAAGGATAAGACATGCGCACTTCTGGGTGTAGATACATTAACAAAAGAATTTTCAATTCCAAAAATATATAATATTAAGTATTCTACTTTCAAAAAATGTGATGATGTCGCAATTGAAATTGCAACTAGAAGTATTTTCAAATACCCAAATTATCAAATTTTTTCACCCAAAGTAAAATTTAAAAAATGAAATTGGAGAAATTATGGGCAAAATAATTTTTGACAGTAATAAATTTTTGATATACAATGAACTTATATTGATTAATAAATGTGAGAGAATGAAATGAAAAATTTAATTGAGAATAAAGTATTGATAGTGATTTTCTTGATATCAGTATTCTGTTTTGTTGCAGTTCTCGTACAGCAACTTAATAATTATTTCGGAGATTAAAAATGTTTATTATGTTTAGTACAATTGTTGTATGTGTTTCAATATTGATAATGCTTATCATCACTCAAGAAAACATATCATTACCTAAAAGTTTAGAACTATTAATTTTAATTTTAATGTTTTCTTCAATTATTGTGATCGAATCCGGGTTTGAGTATTTGTTAGATTATGATTCCCTACAACTGGAATTTAAAGAATACAAATTGGCACAAACTAAATGAAAATAAATGGTAAAGAATTGGAAAAATCTTTTATTTTTCCAGCGGGTGAAGTACAAATAAAATTACCTAAATTCCACATTAATGGTAAAGAAAATAAAATAGTAGTGGAAACAGTTATCGATTCATCTGATAAAATTATGGAATTGCTTCTAGTCAAAGAAGCGTTAGATAATTATTATTCTTGTTATTATACTAAATTGATTCTACATTATTTACCATATGCTAGACAAGATAGACGTTGTGCAGATGATGAATCATTTGCTGGTAAAGTTGCAATTGAATTGATTGATAATCTATGTTTTTCTGAAATTGAAATAGCAGATATACATAATGTGAATTTACTGAATCATTTTATTCGAACTAAAGTTAAACATATTTCGGTATTGGATATCATAACAAAAAATAGTGATATTCTTCAATATGTTAATACTATAATTGCGCCCGATAAGGGCGCATTGGATAAAGTAAAGGAAATAGCTGACACATATAAAAAAGATTTTCTATTCGCAACCAAAAAACGAGATGTAAATACTGGTAAAATTACTGATTTATGTTTTGAATTCGATGATGATGTGTTATATCAGAAAATTCTTAACAAGAATATATTGATTATAGATGATATTGTGGATGCGGGTGGAACATTTATTGGATTGGCAAAAATAATCAACCATTATCTACCAAAATCGCTATCATTATATGTTACGCATGGCATTTTTAGCAAAGGACTCGAATCACTCTTTCAATCAAAAATTGATCGGATATATACTACACGATCATTTTTTAATTGGGATAGAATTTATAATAAATGCCCCCAAGATATGATTTATAAAAAAGAGCAAAAATTAAATATTATTGATATTTAGAGGATATTATGAGAAATAGCGCAATTAATCAAATTGATTTTTATAAAACAGGACATATTCAGCAATATCCCACAAACACAGAATATGTATATTCCAATTTTACTGCAAGATCAAATAACAAATCAAATATTGAAAATTCTAAAGGCGTAGTTTTTATTGGATTACAGTTATTCATTAAAGACTATCTAATAGATGAATGGAATAATACTTTTTTCGAAATGGATAAATCATTTGTTGTTGATAAGTATCAGCGACAAATATCTAATGCATTAGGATACACTGTAGATGTTTCTCATATTGCTGATTTACATGATCTAGGTTATTTACCTATACATATTAAGGCATTACCAGAAGGTTCATTTGTACCATATAAAATACCATTATTAACTATAGTTAATACATTACCGGAATTTTATTGGTTGCCAAATTATCTTGAAAGTGTTATATCAAATGAACTTTGGCCAATGACTACATCCGCAACAACATATTTTGAGTATTTAAAAACATTTCATTTATATGCTGATTTGACGGGCGCTGATAAAAATTTTATTCCATTTCAAGCACATGATTTCTCTTTTCGCGGAATGTTTGGTAGAGATGCCGCGGCAAAATCAGCATTTGCTGCAATAGCATGTGGTTCAATGGGTACAGATTCTTTACCAGGAATTGATATTGCAGAAACATACTATAACGCAACTGAGGAATTTATTGCGGGATCGGTAAATGCGACTGAACATAGTGTTATGTCTAGTAATATAGAACTATTAATTGATGATATTACCGATAGAAGTCAAGCTGAATTTGATACATTTAAACGATTGATAGTTGATGTCTATCCGACAGGAAATATAAGTATCGTTTCAGATACATTTGATTTTTGGAATGTTGTATCAAATATTTTGCCTGGGTTGAAGAGTATCATTATGGAACGTGATGGTAAGGTTATTATTAGACCTGATAGTGGTGATCCAGTAGATATTCTATGTGGTAAATGGAATCATATGTTTCATGATTTTGATACGAACGGATGTATTTTGAATAACATTGAAGAGTGTTTGCGTAAAATGCAAAATATGATGCTATCATGGAATACGACATGTGATCCTAAAGATATACAAGATATATTCGCATATTTCAAATTTAAAAATAAATATTACAAAGTTGATATGTTGTGTGAATGGAAGATATTAGCTGCGAATGAGGATAGAAAATCTGATATTGCTCGCTTGGATAATTTTAAATTAACTCATAGAGCGATTACACCAACACCTCAACAATTGGGATTGATAGAATCATTATGGAATATATTTGGCGGAAAAGTGAATGATAAAGGATTTAAAACTCTCGATTCACATATTGGCGCAATATATGGCGATTCTATAACATTAGATCGGCAAAAACAGATATTACATGGATTGAAACTTAAGGGATTTGCATCAGATAATGTTGTATTGGGCGTTGGGTCATTTTCATACCAATATATCACGAGAGATACACATGGATTTGCAATGAAAGCAACGTCTATTGTGGTCGATGGTAAAAGATATGATATATTTAAGGATCCTAAAACAGATTCTGGAACTAAAAAATCAGCTAGAGGATTATTGATGGTATCGCATATTAATGGTAAATATGAATTGAAGGATCAATGCACTGAAAGAGAGGAAAAGCATGGTTGTCTTGAAACAGTATATTTGGATGGCTGTATCTCTAAAGAGTATACATTGAAAGATATACGAGATAGGGTTAAATTATATTTATAAGAATAGCATAAATACTTCTATGATAAATAATCATAGGAGAAAAAATGTTCAACAAAATCCGAGCCGTAATCAGCTTACCCGAAGTTTTTCAACAAGGAAAAATGTTAACGGATGCCGCAGCATGGAAACGAGGAAATATCGCAGTATCAATGGTAACAGGTTTTCTGGCAAGTATTGTCGCAATTGCCAAATTATTTGGATATGAACTTCCGCTCACCGACGATCAAATTGTTACTATTGGTGGTGCTATTTTCGCGGTTACAGGGATGTTCCTTCATCCAACTCTCGAAGTCGCAACTACCGAAAAGTTGGGTGTGGCTCCAAAAAAACGAAGTAACAATTGATATTAGACCAACCGTTATGCCATCCGCTCAAATAGATGGCATTTATATAAAAGATAGTACACCATTATTAGGTGGTAGTAGATTTTCCAATCTAAATGGTTTAGGATTAGAAGTAGAAATTAAATATAAATAGGAGAAATAAAATGACTTTTTTAGAAAAAGTGAAGATGGTATTAGGATTACTTCCAGTAATTATTGATACAATCAAGGCGATTGAAAATGCGATTCCAGTTGAAGGTAAAGGTAAGGATAAATTAGAATTGGTTAAAAATGTACTACAAACAACCTTCGAAACGTCAAATCAGAGTTTAGAATTGTTTCAAGATGTATGGCCAACTTTACAATCAGTTATTAGCGCCGTTGTAGCAACATTCAATACTCTTGGTATTTTCAAGAATAAATAATAACAATATTATTTAATTAATTAAATGCCAGTTTAATACTGGCATTTTTGTATATTTTGAAGAAATATAAATGCGTTGTTTGTGATGAGGATGCTAGAAAGAATAGAAAATTTTGTTCTACTAAGTGCATGGTGAAATATAATCATGAGCTATTGAATCCTACAAAATCAGCAATTCCTAATACCATCTGTCCAAGATGTGGGAAGGAACACAATAAACCTAAATATTGTAAAAATTGTCATGAAGAACTTGCGCGAGAAGCACATATTGCGAATGTGACTTATCGGCAACCTAGTAATTGTTTACAATGTGGTAAACTATTTAAAACACAGTTCAAACATCAAAAATTCTGTTGCCTTGAATGTGCTTATATTCATAGACAGACAATTCCTAGAATTGCTAAAATATGTCCAACATGTAAAAAAGAATACTATTCAAAACATGATCATTGTTCAGTTAGATGTCGAGCAAATAATCCAAAACATAACTATAAATTTCAGCGTGGTTCATTAGCATATAAGCAGAGTCCGGAAGGAATAGCCAGTTATAAATTAAAAAGAAAAAATTTAATTAGCTTGAATAAAAAAGAACATTATGTTATACCAAAACAAGAGGATTTTCTTATAGATATTCCTGTTGAACCAGATTTATCTGAATATGAAGATTATCCAACAGATTTCTAAAAAATGATTGACAAAATTTCTTAAAGTAGTATAATTGTTATTACATTTTAATTTATGAGTATTATATATGAAAACATTTTTAGAACATTTAAAACCGAAAGATGGGGAAATCGACCATGTTTCGCTAATGAAACATCATAAAAAAGCTGCGATTGAAGCGTTACGAAAGAATGATCATGATGCAGCCGCCTATCATTCTAAAGAATTCAATAAACATGAAGAAGCATTGAAAAATGCCACATATTGAATCTCGAAAAGCTTTTTGGTTTGATGAAAAAACCATAGAGAGTGTAGAGAAAAAATATGGAGTCAAGTATATTGGATATTGGTGTGTTGAAGGCGCAAATGTACAATGGGCATCTAATCCAGTGGATGTATTCTATCAACCCAATCCTAATACTGAATTAGGACATTCGAATTATTTTGGTATTTTTTCGTGGATGGGGGAGTGGCGTATTTGCAATGCTGATTCAGCATTTTCTGTACCAATAACTGGTATTTTAGAAAATGGTGTAGTATATGTATCCAGGTATCGACATGATAGTGTTTGCACTCCTAATGGAAATTGTATTGACGGTGGCAGGGATTATGTTAACATAAACAAAAATGCATCGCCGATAGAATTAGTTAATGTTAGAGTTGTTGATGGTGAATTTATTTTTGAAAAGAGGATTGAAGAAAATGACAAATAATGCAAATTTACAAAAAATGATTGCAAAGATTCGTTTTACAATAAATGACTTGGAAACAGATGGTCGCCAATTACGTGCATTATTGATATATAACTATCGAAAAGCGAATCCTATTACAGCCGACGGTCAATATTCATTTCACTTATATAATGCATATTGTGATCAATATCGAAAAAATCGAAATGATCTTGCAACCTATGTTGATTTGATGAAAAATCTGAAACAACAATTAAGAGAATCGAATTCTCGTTATTCTATTACGATTGATGTGCCGGAATTTCTTAAGAAGCAGGCATAATATGAAGAATTACTATAATATTATTCTTTTGTTGAAATCTAGTGCATCAAGATTGCAAAAAGAGAAAATTCTAACTGAAAATTCCGATGATGAAATTTTCAGAAAAATTTTTCAGTTAACATATAATCCATATATTAATTTTTATATTAAGAAAATTCCAGAACATTTCACTCATGCCGCAGCATTGACGTTAAATGAAACGTTACCAATGTTGGATAAATTGATTGATAGAACATTTACTGGAAATCATGGTATCAAATATCTGAAAAATATTTTAGAATTGTCATCATCGGATGACGGTAAAATTATCGAATTAATTATTAAAAAAGATTTAGATTGTGGTGTTAGTGTTGCAACTATCAACAAAATATGGCCGAAATTGATTCCAGAATTCAAAATAATGAAATGCCATGATTCAATTGAACATATTAAATTTCCAGCAATTGCGCAACCTAAGATTGATTCTAGTCGGTGTGTAATTGAATGTTTAAATGCTGATACTGGAGATTTTATTGCGTATAGTTCATCTGGTCGAGAAATTGATATTGGTGACAAGTTTAAGAGTTCAGTTCAACTATTAATGCGAACTGGTGAGAAATTTGATGGTGAATTAATATGTTATGAAAATTCGTCATTGACAGCCAAACCATTGGATAGAAAAACATCTAATGGCATTATATCAAAAGCAATTAAAAGAACTATTGCCGATTATGAACAAGATATTTTGAGATTTATTGTTTGGGATATAGTTGATGAAACTTCTAGTATACCATATTTGCAACGTTTGGGTAGTTTAGCTGGTAGATTTTTTGCGGAAGGTATTCCACATAAAATATCATTGATTAATTATAAAACTGTTGATACAATTGATGATGCATATCAATATTTTGATGAAATTGTACAACAAGGTGGTGAAGGAATTATTGTCAAAAATTATGATAATTTATGGGAAGGTAGACGAGTAAAATCCCAAGGAAAATTAAAAGAGGAATATGAATGTGAACTTAGAATCATTGAATTAGTAGACCATAAAAAGAAGGTTGGACAAATAGGAGCATTTGTTTGTCAAACCGAATGTGGTAAAGGAATGTTTCAAGTAGGTTCAGGATTAACAGATGAAATTAGATCGATGTTGCCATCACAACTAATCGATAAAATTATTACTGTTAGATTTAATCAATTAATACATAATAAGTCAGATGAATCAACAAATTTATATTTACCTAGATTTGTAGAATTCCGGCACGATAAATTGGAAGCCGACACTTTACAGCGAATTAGTGATATTTACATGTCTAAGGAAAGAAAATGATGTATTTATTATTATATTCGAATATATTTTTAGTATTTTATTTTATGGCGACTATATGATTAAATTTGTATTAATGATTATTTTACTGTATTCTGTTAATGTGAATGCAGAAATTGTTGATTCAAGATATTGCGGTGAACCTAAGAGAACAGTATCGGGTAAAATTAAACGTGATTCTAAAATAATTCGAGAATTTAAGAAATTGTATCCAATTCCATCTGAATTATCCCATATTGAATGGGAAATAGATCATATTATCCCATTAGATCGAGGTGGGTGCCACAATGTAATGAATCTGCAATATCTTCCTAAAGAAATTAAATCATCTACTAATCCACTAGCAAAAGATCGCTGGGAAAGAAAGCTGTATCCTAAAAATTATTGAGACTAAATTGGAGAAATGAAAATGGAAAGATTCGATGTCACTGGTGAAATAACTAAAAATGATAATGGATATTTCATCAAATATTCTGATTTTTTAAACTATCAGAAAATTTTATTGAATAAAATTCAAGAAATGGAAGATGCATTGGCAAAATCAAATATTCATATAGATAATTTATCAGTTCAAGATGCTAAAAATATTGAAAAAGAACTCGCAAATTTCCTATACACATCTGATCCAATGGGTACCAATTGTGTTGAAAATGGTTTATTAGATGAGTACGATATTGACGCTAAATTGATTCTAATGAATATTCGAACTTTTATTAATGGAATGTTTCCTTTTGATAAAACATTAATTAAAGACGGTATCAAATGGGCAGTTACAAAAGTATTTGATGACAATTATTCGCCATTGAAATTAGACAAATCCCGAGCAAGTGATATTGTTAAATTTTTACAATTGAAAATAGGAGATTTTATTCATGAGAAACACTAATGAAATTTTAGCTCATTGGTATGAACAATTAACTAAAATTTATAAATTTGCACATCGAAAAAATTTATTAATTAATTTGCGATCTTTAATTAAAGATATGGAACAGAATGCTATTGTCAAAACTTCTTGGAATAATTCAGATGTTGATATTGCAAGATTGGATTTAATAAATCATCAATTGGCAGTAGGATTCGTTAAAATTGATGCGGAATATGTTCCGCTTTTTCCAGATGATATTGTTTATGTTGATAAAAAGAAATATGCTATAACTGAGTCCAACATGTTTGATGATACTATTTGTCGTGCTAGAGAATGTGATACTAATGCAATAACATATCTTGCATTTGAAGACATGTTATTAAATCCAACTGTTGAGTATGTGGAGATAGATGGTATTACAATAATTAAACCTAGACGTATTGATGCATCACAAATCGTCGTAAATTATAACAATATTAATACGCGAATATATATGTATGATAGAGTGTGGTATGAATTTGATAGTGTAGACGATAAAAAACATGCAATTTCATATATTGAAAAAATTTTCAAATAATTGTTGACTTTAAGAAAAAAATCTGTATAATTGACTTTGTTGTTTAATTTTATTAATTTTTGAGGGGGTATTATAACATGGCAGCAGAAATCGATCTGAGTAACGGCACTCCAGCAATGGCTTTTATCGGCAATCGTAAAGATATATGGCATGGTTTAGGACAGGAATTGCAGATTAATTCGCCAATTGAAGTATGGATTAAAGAAGCTGGATTTGATTGGGATATTATTGAATCAGATGTGAAATTTCAGAATGAAGGTGAAGAATTACTTTTCACTGGTAAAAAGGTGTTATCAAGATCAGATAATAAAATTCCATTGGCAATTGTAAGTGATGCTTACAAAACAGTTCAACCTAAACAAGTATTGGAATTTTTTCGAGATATTGTATCAGATTCTGGTATGCATCTATCAACCGCTGGTTGCTTGTTTGATGGAAAGAAATTTTGGGCACTGGCAAACACTGGTAATTCATTGGTTCTTAATACTGGCGATAAAATAGATGGACATCTGTTACTATCATCTTCTTGTGATGGCACTAATGCGACTACCGCTAGTTTCGTCTCAACTAGAGTTGTATGCAACAATACGCTAAACGTGGCATTGAATGAAGATATTGGCAAACATCGAGTTAAAGTTACACATCGTCAAGTTTTTGATGCAACTAAAATCAAACAAAAACTTGGATTAATTGATGATGCATGGGATAAATTCAAGGATAATATTATATCACTTACGAATTTTAAAGTTTCAGATAGTGATGCTCATAAATTTATCTCAGATATTATTAAACAAGAATTTACTCCAACACATGCTGAGGTATTAGAAATTAATCGTGTGTATTCCCTGTATGCTGGTGCAGGAAAGGGATCCGATGCATGTCGTAATACAGCATTTGGTATCTTAAATGCCTTTACGGAGAAAGTAGATCATTATAGTAACGGACATTCAAATTCTTCCAAATTTTGGAATGCTGCGTATGGTTCTGGTGCTAAAATGAAAGATAATGCCTTTACCCAATTATTGCAATTGGCGGCATAAAAGTTTCATCAAATTGATGAAAAATGGGTGTTAATCACACCCATTAGTTTAGTTTAATTTTTAGGAGAATGTTATGCGAAATCTCGCGCAATTTTTTGTAGTAATGATGATGTTGATTTGTTTGGATGCATTTGCATCTAATCACAATAACGGCAATGGCAATGGCAATGGTAATAATAATGGTCCTCATTCATCTAGTGTTGTTGATGTTGATACCAGTGTTATCAATTCTATTTCTAATCGTACTAATGTCGACATTGGTAATACCAACACTTTAACAAATACTCTAGGTATTTCTGATTCTGGTAATAGCACTAATACCTTGGGACAGTCTATTAATGATTCTGGTAATAGCACTAATACCAATTTTTTGGGTCAGGGTATTTCTGATTCTGGCAATGCTAACGCCCACCAAAATCAAACGCAGTCCCAAACTCAGCAACAAGATCAGTCGCAGAGTATGAATGATTCTGGTAATAGCAATGCTACTCAGTCACAATCCGCATCTAATGCAGGTAATGCTCAAAGTGTTAATATGCATACGCCCAAACAGCATTACAATACACCATCAGCAATGTTGTTTGTGCCACCACCAACAGCGACTTGTCAGAATGTGATTGGTGCCGCTGGTATGGGACCAGGAATGGGGTTAAGTATCAGTGGCTCATACACCAATGAGAATTGCGAAATTCTTGAACTGGCCAAGGCATTGGCTTCAATCGGTCAAGTTAAAGCAAGCTATGAGGTTATGTGCGCAACTAAACACGGCAATTTGACTCAGTTCTGTCGAAAACTGAATGCTCAAAATGTTGATAAACTCAAGGAAGATGAAAAGGTTGATGTTAAAGGCGCAGTTGCACAAGTTGCAATTCAACAGCCACGAGCAGAAGCAGGTGCAGTTTTTAATGCCAATCATCCTAATCCTTGGCTGACACATTAATATTTGATTCGAAGATTGGTTGATTTCAACCAATCTTCTTTAAGGACTATAATATGACAATAGCATATATTCCACCAGATTCACAAAAAGCAATAGAACTTTTTCCAAACAATGCAAGATATCGAAAAAAATGGCTAGAGAATTATCGGTATCTTAAAAATGCAAATAAATTAGCATTAGATACCGGTGGTTGGATTATTGATGGTGGAGAATTTCTGCCAGAATTTAAGTTTAGTTTTTTTAATGGAGTTAAATAATATGTTAATTGAAAATAAATTTGCTGGAAATGCAGTTGAAACTAAACAGTCAAGAATTTTTGAATTATTAAACGAAACGGACAAAGAATTTTCATCCGTATTTGATTTATTGGAGACTCTACACTCAAAAATGCGACCGATTTTGACGGATAATGGGAGTCACTCATTGCCGGTAAAAGAGCAAGCAATTCCACAACGAAGTGAAATTGCCAATATAATTGCTACAAATAATGATAAAATAAAGGACATTAAATCTCGCCTAATCTTTTTATTAGATAATATTGAGTTATAATTATGTCAAATTACGAACTAGAATTGGATTTGTCCAACTTTCTAATTGAACATCTATCCCTTCCAATTAATACTAAACTCTATAGAGATTCCAAACTATCCGATTGTGGTTTGGATTCACTCGATATGGTTGATATGATTTTCTTAGTAGAAGATCGATATGATGTTGTATTGGAAAATACACACAATATCTATACTTTTGGAAATTTACTTGATATAATAGATTCCAAATTAAACATACATCAATTATGATTTATATAATAACACCTTTAATCAACATTAAATAATATTTTGAGTCTATATAATGAAAGAAAATATTGCATTAATTATACTTTTTATGTTAAAATTTGTATCATGTTTATTGGTAACAGCGGTAATTTTACAAGCTGTTAAAGAAATATTATTAACGTGGCATTGATTTAAATTGATATTCTAAGTTTAATGGTAAAACTGACAGCACAAGTCATGCCAATATGGGTTCAAATTCGATTGAATATTAAATAGGTAGGAATATATTATGTCTACACAAAATTATGAATTTATTGAAGGTTCCGCTGTTAATATTAAAGCATGGACCAAGAACTTGCCAATCGAATCAATGGCTATTGATCAATTAAAAAATATTGCTTCACTTCCATTTATTCATAGTCATGTCGCAGTAATGCCAGATGTTCATGCCGGAAAGGGTGCAACTGTTGGATCAGTAATTCCAACAAACAAAGCAATCATTCCGGCAGCGGTTGGTGTAGATATTGGATGTGGTATGATTGCCGTTAAAACTTCACTAACAGCAAATGATTTGCCGGATAATTTACTGAACATTAGATTGTCCATCGAATCCAGTGTACCACATGGTAGAACTAATAATGGTGGCGTAGGAGATAGAGGAGCATGGGGCGATGTTCCAGATGATATTCAATTTATTGCTATGATGTCATTACACGAAGATTTATGTGAACTCGTGCATAAACACGATGGATTAAATTCCGCATCCAAACGCTATCAAAATCATTTAGGAACATTGGGAACAGGAAATCATTTCATCGAAATATGCTTAGATGAATCTGATAATGTTTGGATCATGTTACATTCCGGCTCGCGCGGTATTGGAAATAGAATAGGATCATATTTTATTGAAAAAGCTAAATCGGAAATGGAAAAATGGTATATACATCTTCCTGATTCTGATTTGGCATATCTGCCAGAAGGTTCTGAGTATTTTGATGATTATATTACAGCATTGGATTGGGCACAGCGATATGCAAAATTAAATCGTGAGATAATGATGAAAAATGTTATTACCGCGATGAAATCTTGTATTCCAAAATCGTTTGATACTGATATTATGGCAATTAATTGTCATCATAACTACGTCTCAAAGGAACGTCATTTTGGTAAAAATGTTTATGTTACCCGTAAAGGTGCAGTATCAGCACAAAAAGATCAATATGGAATTATTCCAGGATCAATGGGAGCAAAATCATTTATTGTAAGAGGTTTGGGTAATCGTGAATCATTTTGTTCATGTTCTCATGGAGCTGGTCGTAGAATGTCACGAACAGAGGCGCGAAATACATTCACATTAGATGATCATATTCATGCTACTGAAGGTGTTGAATGTCGCAAAGATATTGATGTGATTGATGAAACGCCATTAGCGTATAAGGATATTGATATTGTTATGGCAGCACAATCTGATTTGGTTGAAATAGTACATACATTAAAACAAGTATTGTGCGTAAAAGGTTAATTAGAGGTATGTAACTTAATGGTAAAGTGTAGAATTCATGATTCAAGAAAGATGGTTCGATTCCATCCATACCTAATATTATATTGAAGTTATATTATGAAAATCATATCTAAATTTGAAGATTATTACGATTATGTTGGTAAAATTAACGATACCGACGATAGAGTAATTTATGATCGTAGAGCAATTGCGCAAACCGATGTTAATATAAAAGGTTCAATAAAACGAACTTATTTAGAAAATATAACACGCGATTTGAAATTGAATTATAAATTATATGAGTATGCATTAAAGTATTTGATCGTATTTGATAAAATGTATATGATTGTCAATACAATACCTAAGAAATGTGATCCAATCAAAAGGTATAATTTAAAAAATGACTATAAATTACTATCAAGAAAAAATGAAGAACATCTTCCTCTAATTGACAGTATTGAAAAAGTCAATAATAGATATAGATGGCATGCAAATGTATTATTTTATGATATCGAAGAACATTTTTGTAGGCAAGACCCATTATTAATTAGTGCTTGTAGAGAAGTCAAACATCCAATTTTCGTGATTACTTCTATTGAGCATAAAACAACAACTTGGAGAGATGAGAATATCACTACGGCTTTAAAAATCGATGAGAATATTCCAGTATTGAAAGATTTGGGATTTTCATCTATTATGAAACCTGAAATTTTATACCAAGAAATCGAATATTTTATCTCAAATACAATTAGAGAAAATCCTGATATTAAACCACCAGTTGAAATATCCGATAGACATAAAATTCCGCAACATGGATTTGATTTGAAACAATCATTTAGGCATGGAAAATAACGCGAATAAAAAAAAACTATTTACAGTAAGAAATTTTTACTGTATAATTGCTCTTGTAATGTCAATAATATGTAATTTTAAAATATTATTAATTCGGAGAAAATGAAATGTCACAAAAACCTGATAGTGTTGTTGAATTGAGTGATACGCTTACTTTATGCGAATTCAAGTCGGGTGGTGATCGCGGATTTTGGTTATACGATGAAACCAGAGGCATGAATTTGGCAATGAAAGCCACAACTGAGAGAGAGGCATTTGTGGAGACTCTAACATATTATCAAGAAAGATTGGCCCGAATAGAAAGTGCTTATTTTGAGTTAAAAAAACGAGTCGATGACTTTGTTATCAACGTGCGCGAAAAAGATGATGATGATGATGATGATTGTTTTTAATATTTTGGAGATATAATGGATATCAAATATACAAAAGATGGTAAAAAAGTAGTTGTGGTGGGCAAACTTAACGCAACCCAGAGTATTGTACAGGAAATCTTCGTTAGCGCAGATGGTACAGAATTACCCGCAGGTGATAATTTTGTCGCATCAAATTTGTTGTCAGAACCAATTAAATCATGGCAAGAAAATCGCCTAGCGACTTTGCAAACTAAGTATGATGAAGATCGCAAATTGTTTGAAAGTAATATCACACAGCAAAGAAAAAAATATGATCAAGATCGTCAAAAATTACAAGAAAAAACAAAGCAATTGGATTTTATCTATAAAAATATAGATAAAGAACCTTTTACAACATTGTTCAATTTTATAGAAGATAAAATAACACATTTTGTATGTATAAACTATAATGAAACGGTAATAAAATCATATGATGATGTCATGTTTTATGTATCACAACATGATTCGGGTGGAATAAAGTTATTAACATTGTATGGTACTGGCTGGACCCCCGGTGATTCTCGAACAAAAACACCTCTTGGATTTACATGGAAGATATCTCAATATGATGATGGATCTGGCAATCGATATGAGTTACTACCAGCAACATCATATGAAAATGCAATTCAACTGGGGATAGATTATATATTAACTAAACATAAAAATGAGAAACGTATCACTGAAATGATGCTAAAATTTCAGCATAAGTATTGTCTAAAAATATTTTCAGATGAGGAATTAATTGAATATTATGAAAAAGTATTGAATAATATTCAATCATTTAATCTTAAAAATATCGAGAAACTTCATTCCGCTGTACAAGATAGCGAAAGTGAAATCAAACAAATAAAAGATATACTAAAACAATTGAATAAAAAATAATGTAAAGTGAGGTTGTAGTGAATGATACAAAAAGTGAAGAAATTTTATACCGAATATCTTGGAAAATAACAAGGGAATATAGAAATAGTTTAGATGATGAATTCGATTTTGTTAACATCGATGAGAATAGTTATAGAACGCTATTTGATTCTGTTGCTGAAGCATTTCAATATTTCTATACATTACATGGAATAAGTAATTATTTAAGATATCAACACGGTCCGGAAGATCATTTCTTTATCACATTTTATGATAATGATCCTGTTGATGATGTTGACTGTGCAAATAGAGTTGTATATTATGAAATATATGTTAAATCATATTTATTAAAAGAACTTTAATCGTAAATTTGGAGATTTAAATGTATAAAGTGTTATTTGCTGAAGGTAATTTTAGCGCAAACAAGCATTGATATTGCAGTTATGAAATGGAAATAAAATGAAAAATTTTATCATATTATGTTTAATTGGATATATTTTAGTGATAAGTTATCACGATAATCCATCCAATATACTTGATCCTATTAATAAATTATTTTCTACTATTACATTATTGCTATTACAGTCAAAATAGTATATGTTATTTTCTTAATGTTTAATTTTATGAAAATCACACAAAGTAGTTGATTTAATTATATTTTCTAAAATTTCCTTAATTTAATTAACATTTATTTTTTGTAGACATACTCAGCTATTCCTTATGATAAATTATATTAATCTTTTCAATAACTCTTTGATTATTAATATGATATTGAAAAGTTGATACAAAATGTTAGTCGTTGATTTTAAAGACAAAAACGACTTTTAGTGAAATAGAATTTTCTTTTTGTATCCTGTTTTAAAATGCTTTACAAAAAGAAATAATTCTGTATAATTGATGAGAGGATATTCTATGTGGAGTTTATTATGAGTATTAGTTCAAGAACAGCAATAGAACTTGCAACCGCAACAACTGAAAAAAACAGTAAATTATCAACAATTTTTCGAGAAGCGAAAAATATATTTGATGCCAACAAGTCAAATACATGTGATGTATTTCCTCTATTAAATCAAGATATAAATTATCAGCAAATTATTGATGATTTAAATTTAAATATGAGAGAATGTGATATAGTGTATCTGACGCACTTTTATCATGCAGCATATACAACTATTAATATTTCACACCATGCAATGAAAGAAGTTATATCGGATATTGATAAAAAAAGAGTTATTGAGGTTGATGCTTGTATACAACGGCTTGGATTAGATAGAAATCTATTATTATGCGATGAGCTAAAAGATAACATTGAACAAGTATTAAGAGATTTATAATGAAGTCAATTGACTATTATTATCTAATATCGGAATTAAGATCATACGATGATCTTGAAGCGAACTGGGATGGCGAAAATGCAGATAAACCGAAAAAAACAAGTTTAAATCTTTGTGTTAATTATTTAACTAAACACAAAGATATTTTAATAGATATGCCTGATTCAATGCTACATGCAGATGGTACAGTTAGTTTATTTTGGAACTCGATTGATGGTTATTATAAAGAAATACATTTTCTTGATGATTCTAATATACCAGCAATTCTTTTAGATAAGATTAATAGAATTAAATATACTATAACATTTGATTCGAATTTTAATATAGTGAAATATTCCCAACATTAGAAATGGAGAAAATTTAACAAATGACAACAGTTAAAGAATTTAAAGAATATTTGAATACGTTACCAGATGACACCATAGTAGAGTGTCTTAAAATTATAGATGACGGTGAATCCTATGATTACAGGTACATGAGATTAGATATTCTTGAATGCTGCGATTTCATTGCAAAAAATGAAAATTTTAAAAACAGCAATAATTTCTTACAAATTGGAAAGGAACCGTGGTAATTATGAGAAAATTAGTGACATTGAGAAAAATAACAAAAATTATTCCACACACTAATGCCGACAATCTTGAACTGGCAATCATAGATGGCTGGCAAGTTGTTGTTAAAAAAAATGAATTTAAACAAAATGATTTAGTTGTATATTTTGAGATTGATTCTTTATTGCCTATTACTGAAGAATTTGAATTTCTTCGAAAATCATCATATATCAAAAAAGATTGGCTTAAATCATCTTTTCCAAATGGCGAAGCATTTCGATTGCGAACGATTAAACTTAGAAAAGAATTATCACAGGGATTAATTATTCCTATTTCAGATAAACTAAGCGTTGTTATTAATAATGGAAGTGTTAACACAGATGACGATTTATCTGATTTTTTTGGTGTTAAGAAATATGATCCGCCATTAAATATTAGTAATGGCACTAGAAGTTTAGTTCAATGCAAATTTCCAGAATTAATTCCAAAGACTGATCAAGAAAGAATTCAAAATATAACTTATGATGAGTTATTATCAAGTTTTAATTTAGCGGAAACATTTGAAGTCACTCAAAAATATAATGGGTCGTCAATTACCATATATCAAACCAAAAACAAATTATCCAATTTTGATAAATTCAAATTACGATTATATAATTTTTTTGGATTAAAAAATAAAACTTATGAATTGGAATATTATTTTGGAGTATGTTCTCGAAATCTCGAATTGAAATTATCAGATAAAAATTCAAAATTTGTTCAGACTGCACTTAATGAAAAATATGATGAAGTTTTAAAATTTATATGCGAAATGACTGGATGGGATCTGGCAATACAGGGAGAATTGATTGGAGAAAGCATTCAGGGAAATTGGCATGGAATATCTGGAAACACTATTATGATATTTGACATTTATAATATATCAACTGGTAGATATTTGGATCCAAGTCATAGAAAAGATATGTTATATCTAATTAATTCTAAATTTCCTCATATTAAACATGTGGATGTTCTGAATAGCGAATATAAATTAACTGGTATTGATCGTCAACAATTCTTAGATTTAGCAGAATATAAACTAGATAATGGGAATGAAAATGAAGGAGTTGTCTTTAAATCAAATCTTAGACAATTTTCATTTAAAGCAATATCTAATTCATTTTTATTGAAGGGCGGTGAGTAAATGCCGCTTAGTTTCATTGAAAAAAATAAATACAATTTTGTTATATTTAAAGATGATGATTATATTGGAACAATTGAAAATAGTATACATGGTGTTACAATTGATTTAATTGATACAGAACATACCCTGGATGATATGACAAGAATTGTTAATAAAATGCGAATTATATCTGAAACATATTTTGTTGAATTGTTATCTGAGAAATTAATACAGTATAATTATACTGTATTTTATGATTATATATCTGAAAGTTTTAATATATTGTATGGAAAAGATTGGATCTTTGAAGCATTTTCAATCGAATCTTTGTTAAAATATATCAGAGAAGAATTGGTGGATTTAGAAAATTCTTGACAGTAAGAAATTTTTGTTATATAATGTATTCGTAGTGAAGATTAATTAATTTGATAGGAAATAACATAATGGACTTATTTAATTATATGCAAGACGGAGCATGTCCGGCTGCAAGGGCGGTGTTAGCATATTTGCAAAGAGAATCAACTAACATTGAGGATTCTTGGAATAAAGAATATCATTGTTATGATGCAAGATTTGAAATTGGCAGATGGGAAAATTGTCGGGAACAAGGATACATTGTATCACTTAAAAATAAAGATCACTCTCAGCAATTAAATATTGCATTCTTTGAACATAGAAATTCGAACGACATCTGTTGTATTAAATGGCTGCAATATTCAATAAATTCTTTATCGATTGATACCATGGACACGAAGGGCGAAGTATATAATACTAAATGGGATGTATCCAAATCATTCAATTATGATGGAATAATTGAATGCGCCAATTGGATTGCAGGTGAATTTAGGCAATTTTGGAACACCACTAAAAAAGATTATGTTGTGGCTAATTCAATTCTAACAAACGAAGTCTAATGATTAATTGCATCAGATCATTTTTCGAAATCAATTACTATTATAGAATAATAGTGGAGATTAATTATGAGGGATAACATGCGACAAAATGGATTTACTTTGATAGAATGGATAATGGTGGTTGCTACCATTTTGATAATACTTGCATTATTTATTCCAGCAATCATAAATAATGCAGACTTTTTTCAATAGAATTGGCGTGTTGAAAATGAATATGAAGAAAAATATTGATGGATTTAAAAATTCTTGACATTAGGAAATAATTCTGTATAATTGTAACTGTGGTAAATAATTTTGATTAATTAATTGATAGGGAGTTATATCATGGCAACTAACGCATCAATCGCAGTAGTTGATTTAGAAGGACAAGTTCACAGCATCAATCTTCATTGGGATGGATATATTGAGTTCGCGGGAAAAATTCTAAAAGAACATTACAATAATCTTGATGCTGCACTAAAATTGGTGTCTAAAGGCAATTTAAGTGTATTGGGTAAATATATAGAACCATCTCCCGACTATCCTCATAATTTTGAATCAAGTCAAGCTGATGTTTGTTTGTATTATGGTAGAGATCGTGGAGAAGATAATACCGATTGTATTGTTGATTCTAATATTACAGAATACATTGACTTAGGTTGCGATTATGATTATAACTATCTATTCGTAGACGGTGAATGGAAGGTATCTGAATATGATCTTTGCAATTTTAAATCATATAATATTGAATAATGAAAATATTTAAAATATTGAAACAGCTTCTATGTATTCATCGATATGGTTATCCAGTGTATATTGGACATCACGATAGAATACATAGTGAAGAAACATGTGTTAAATGTGGATATATAAAGGTGACTTATGTTAAGTGAACATATAGTAATACCAAATAAATTATGGACAGGGATTTATCAAACTGGTAGTAGTGTAATATGTGATCCACCAGTGTTAGATACAGATATAGATTATATCATTTGTACTCCTAGTTTTTCCGCATTTGATAAATTTGTTGTAGATGCTGGATTTAGATATACAAGTAACGATGAAGAAGGATACGTTCTACAGAACAATGGATTCTTCTGTTATAGGCGAGATAATCTCAACTTGATCGTAACAGAAAGTAATGATTGGTATTTAAAATGGGTAGCAGCGACTAAACTTGCCAAGAAACTAAATCTTTTACAGAAGAAGGATAGAATTATATTGTTTCAGTATATATTGTATGGTGTAATATAATGGAGTTAGAATCATGAGTGGTGGCCATTTCGATTATAAACAATATGCAATAGAAGATATTATAGAATCCATTGAATCAATAATTCAAAATAACACAAATCTATCAAACGATTTTGAAAATCGCTTTTCAGAAAAAACTATTCAAGAATTTAAAAATGCTATAAAATACCTAACTCTTGCGAAAATCTATTCTCACCGAATAGATTGGCTAATATCGGGAGATGACGGTGAAGAAACTTTCCATGAACGATTAAATGAAGAATTGAGGAATAATGATGTTGGATAAAAAAACTTTTGACGCATTCCTAGCAAGGGAGAAAGTCCTTAAAGAAGAATTACAAAGTATCAGTCAAGTAATAGAAGAATTGAGAAAATTATGTGAGCATGATTGGCACGAAGGAGTTTCTGGCCATAATGATACTATGCACACTTGTAAAATATGTTCTAAAATAGAATTTTTTTAAAATGAATAAAACATACCTATATCTTAATCTATACTGTAATACCGAATCAATCGCCAACATAGATGAATTGGTATCAAAGATTCAATATCTAATTGAAACATTTCATACAGGTATAAAGTTAGAGATCGAATCTTCCACATCATATGATATTCTTCACATCAATGAAGATTTTACCTCAGAAAATATCAAAGAAATGTTGATGCATTCATTAAATAATTCTTGACAGTAAGAAATTTTTAATATATAATGATTTCATAGTGAAGATTAATTGATAAGGGGTTGCATCATGAGAAATATTGTAGAATTAGTAGAAATTTTAAAAAATAAAGTAAATACTGGTTGCATACCGCAGCGAGTAATTGATTATGCCAAAAATTTCCCCGAAACAAAGGGGTATGAAACGTATGACCGGGTTCTAATTTTATATGTTGCCGAAGGCGTTATTTTATATACATATGGTAGAGTGGATTACTATTTGAAGCCAACTGTGTGAAGATTAATTGATACGGAGATAAATCATGATCGCGGTAAAAATATTTAAAGATTTAGAATTTATATTTTCAATTAAAACCACACCAGAACAACGTCAAGATTATATAAATGAAATTAAAGAAGCAATAAAATCATCCGATTCTATTGTCAAAATTGATAACTCAATATTTCGAATCATTAACGAAAAAAATATTAGAGAAATATATCAGAAAGAAAAAGAATTAGAATTAAAATTAAATTTAGATATACCATCGTGGGTTGAGATTGATTGGACAAAAACTGTCCAAAATTGTTTAAATGATGAAGGATATGAACGCCATTTTAACGGCGGCAAGTATACCTCATTGTGGTCAAATGGGTATTATATTTTTAGAATTAATTGAGAGAAAACTAAAATGAAATACCAATATGTAAATGCTAATATCAAATCAATCGAAGAAGCTATACTCCGATTAGTTGCAGGTGAAGTATTCTACTGGCTTGGTGGAAAAATATATTTTAATCCTAAAGAAGTAAAATCAAAATTAGAAATACCAAATCCTAAAATCAAAGGGTTTTCTCCATTTAGACTTGCATTGTTTGATGAAGAATCAGCATCCGAGAATTTGAATTATCTATGGCAGTATTTTGATGTGTGGACTATTAGAGTTGAAGATATATAATCAAATTAATGTTAGATGTTTATTCGATGAAAGATTTGAATATTTGATTATATAAATTATTGTTAATGAAGAAAAAGAAAATATATTGCGATATTATATGATTGATTTTATATGAGTTGAATTAAAATAAGGGTTTTCTTAAAGGATGGAATCGATTTTCTTAAAGGATGGAATCGATTTTCTTAAAGGATGGATTCAGTTTTCTTAAAGGATGGAATCGATTTTCTTAAAGGATGGATTCAGTTTTCTTAAAGGATGAATCTAGTTTTCTTAAAGGACGGATTCCATAATGTTTTTAATTGATATTATATTATATGACTATTGATAGAAATCAATCTGATATATTACAATTTGCTAAGGAATTATTCATTGAGAATAATACTAATGCATTCCCATTCACATATAAAGATATTAATTTTATAAAAGTGATAGAGGAACTACAATTAACTCCCAGAGAATTATCGATTCTTTATATTAGGGATAATTTCGCAGTGGCATATAATATTATTAATTGGAATATGCAAGTATTACATAATGAATTATCTGAGACTGAAAAACAATTAATATCAAATGTTATATATCATATGAATGAGCTAGAATTGGATCTAAATCTGATATTAATAGATGACTTAAAAGACAAGATTAATACTATTATAGAGAAAATATGAAATTTATTAAAATTAATGATAGGTATATTGCGATAGAAAGAAATGGTGTATCCTGTGGACATTTCGCGTATAATACTAAGAGAAAAAAATGGATGTATAGTGGATTATATTTGAATGAATTGGAACAGATTATTGATTATTTTCGAGGATTAACTAATGAATAATGATATAGAAATTAGAAAAATAAATGAATATCGATTTAATATTAGTAGATCAGATTATGATTTGGCAACTATTAATGTGTGTATTGATGGTATATATTTTAACGTTATTAACAAATCAAGTGGTAATTTGTCAGTGACAGATATGTTAATGATAGCAAATAAAATGGCATATTTAGCTCAAACATGTTGGCTAGAAGCATTAACTGAAAAACTGAAACCGTATGATTATTTTGTTGAATATGATCCAGTATTTGAACAATATAACATTATACACTATCATGATATAATAGTATTCGAAACATCTAATCCCACTAAAATTGTTGATTATATCATTAACGAATTGAAAATAAATTTGAATAAAATCAATATTTAAAATCATTGACATGGAAAACTATTAAATGATAGAATATTTACTTATAGGTATATTGATATTATATATTCTCAAAGAGAACGGCTTTTCGACTACATGTAAACCTCTTACACAAATTGCAATATGGCCAATAATGTTAGTTACATATATTATTCAACAATTTGATAGAATAGTTTCTAACAAAAAGAGATAATTTAAAGGAAATATTATGGTATACAAATATGTTAATGCTGGATTGAAGTCAAAAGCTGAAGCAATTAAACGGATGATGGATGGTGAAGTGTTTTACTTTGGGAAAGATAAAATATTTTATAGTGAAGATCAACAGTATACATCACCATTTATAATCCTTGGAGACAAGGAAGCGCGGCTGGGACCTTCATGGAGTAAATATAGAGAATGGACTATACAAGTCGAATGTTCTTGGTATGATAATTTAAGTGGGGGTATATTGTGTTGGGTGAGTAATGATGAAAATGATGAAAATGGATGGATGGAAAAAATAGTCACGGGATACGATGAAGGTTTTATATATCCATTTAATACTCGTTTAAATAGATGGAAATATGCTCGACCAATGACTAAAGAGGAAATAACTAAGTATACTATAAAGGAATAATTATTCTATTAAGTTGTAAGGAGATTAAATAATGAAATTTGATGACTACTCTAATCATCCTCAACGCGATTTGAAATTGAGATTAAAATATAAAGTTTTAAAAAGAGAAGTCGATGAAATGGTTGAATGGAATTTCGGATACTCTCCAAGTAATGATTCATATTTTGATGATAAATTGGATCACCTAGGATTTTTAGCAAAAATACTCAAAATAGATAGGTAAGTATATGATTAGACTAGATGCTATCAGATTAGAACGAATTATAATATCTCTGGCTATTATAGCAGCATTCATTTATTATGATTTGATCTATCTATGGTTCACTATTGCATCAATTTATCTAACAGTTTATATTATCTCATGTCTTGAATATGGATATGAGATAGATCAGATTACGAAAGATTGTATATGGTGGCAAAGATTTATTATAAACCTAATAGGAATTCCAATGATGTTAGCGTGTTTCGCATTATTGCCTTATTGGGGATTAATATTAATGATAGAATGTATCAATAAAAATGGAAACAAATACAACTGAGGATTATATGATGAGAATATTTAGCGGTGCATGTTGTGTATGTAATACCGGTATTTCGACTGGTGAATTGGATTGGAATGGAAATGAATTATACACTGGAGATATAGTTCAGATATGGCATGGGGACTATTTAGATACTGATCAAGAGCAATGGCTGCCAGAAAATGGATTAACTGTCATAGTAGCGAATCAGTATACAACTACCATTATTAATCACCAAGTTGTGCATAAATTAATTGATGAAAATCCTATTCCATATACAATGGGAATAAAAAATATTGGAATACAAGGTGATGATTGGAAGGTAGTACGAGTAAAGAGTCATAAAGATGTGGTTAATGGAGAACATTGGCCAGAATTTGGATTTAATTTTAAAGAAGAATAATATATGAATATAAATTATAAGTCTCTATTAGTTTTAATAATATCAATGTTGCTAATGGGATGCGCAACTGTAATGAATCAGCATGTTGCAGAATCCCTTACTATTAGAAGTGATCCAAGTCAAGCTAATGTTATCATTGAAGATGAAACTGGAGTCAAGATATATGAAGGAACTACACCGACATTTGTGCATTTAGTAAAGAAGAAAGGTTATTTTAGTGGTAAAAAATATTCAGTAAGAATTCGAAAAGAAGGATATGAGGATAAATTAGTTATTGTTGATACCACAATTAACAAATGGTATATAGGTAATATTGTTATTGGTGGTGTAATAGGATTTCTCGTGATCGATCCAATTACAGGTGCTATGTGGTCGTTAAGTACAAATGATGTTAATGTCACCTTTGATGAACCTAAAAGACCGCTATTATTAAATCCTGATGATATTATAATAGTCACGCTCCAAGATATTCCATTAGATTTACATCATAAATTAATACCTATTGTGAAATAATTCTTGACAGTAAGAAATAATTAGTATAGAATGATTCCATAGTGATTAATAAATGTGAGAGGTAGATAGATCATGAGAAATATTAAAGAAATAGTCAGTTTCATAAGAGAAAAACTCGCGCAGGGATACACTTATGACTTCTTGTGTGATTTCGCACAAAAAATGCCCGAACGGAAGGGATTTGTTATTACCGATGATGCAATTTTAATGTACGTCGCTGAGGGTGTTATAATATACTCATACGGCAGTATTGAGTATTACCTGAACGCAGATGATTAATTATGCTAGAATATTTGAAAATTTTTGTTATTACGGTACTTGTTTTTGGTCTTATATTTTTCTATATTTGTATTTTTAAATTCCTAATATTAGAATTGATTGATTCTATTAAAAAACGAGAATTGGGAGAAGCATTTGCTTGTATTTTTATAATGTGTGTTTTCCTCATACCTTTTATTTTATAAATTTCACATAATATTTAATAAACTATTGATCGATATTTGATATGGATTTAAACATGATAAAGAATGATTCTAAAAAATATAATACTATTGCATATGAGGAAGACACCGATAAAATACTGGTGATTAAATGTGAATCGGATAATTTTGATGAAGGTATATTATTTGATCAATATGAATATTCATCCATTGTCCCACAACTACTTAAACTTGGAGATTTAAATTATCTAGGAGCATATATTCCAAGAAAGAGTAAAGACTTTGATGAGTCGCACGATGTTTGTATACCATTAGAAGGTGGTGAGTGTCATCGATTATTTACTGCGATGGAGTATGAAAATTATATAAAATCTGGTAATTTTCATCACAATTATCTATTAGTTTATAGAAAATACTCATGGAAATGGTATCGATCAAAAGGTAAATCAGTATACT